ACGCCGAGTCGATGCCCTTGTGCGGGCCGCGTCCGTTCGTACTCGGGTGCCATGCGGGCGTCGACAGCGGCGGGCTGCTGAACAAGACCGAGCGCCGAGAGTGCGAACTGCTGTGGGCCAACCAGACAAGGATGCTGCTGCGCAAGATGGCCGAGAGCGATGCGGCCGTGCGGCGAGTCGTCGAGCAAACGATTGGGCTTTAACCGGAGACTAGATGGCGAAGGAATACGTCGATTTTCACGCGGTCGAGCCAAAGCACGCCGACGTGCATGCCTGGCTCATCAACTGGGCGCGGTGGTGCCACGGAACAGGGAGGGTAGGCGTCCACCCGATGTTTCAGGGAGTCAAGCCAAGCCAGCAATGGGAGGCAGTCGAGATAACGACGACGGTCGACGCACTAGGCGCCCAGGCTGCCGAGAAGGCGGTCTTCAGGCTTCCAGGCGACAACCGCACGGCCATCCGGTGGTCCTACGTGTACCGGACAGCTCCGATGCGCATGGCACGCGGCCTGGGCGTCAGCCTAGATGGGCTGCAAAAGCTGGTCAGGGATGGCCGGCAAATGCTGTGCAACAGGGGAATGTCATGATCGCCGACTATTGGGACTACTACCTCTATGGCTACGATGCTCCGGGCAGCGGTATGGGCATGGCGACAACTCTGCCGACAGAGCCAGAGCGCGACATTGGCGCCGAGTTGCGTACGGCGGTCGAGGACGTGACAGGAAAGCCAGTTGCGCCGCCAGATAAGCCGCGCATCGGCTTTGTGTGAATGGGGCTTGACATGTTTGCAGAATGGCTATAATGCGCGCCAACTGTAGAGCGCATACGCATTAGAGCAGCCCATCCATGCGGAGGGTAGCGCGCCAGTGAAGCGAGGCCCACTGCACGGTGGGCCTTTGCATTTGCTGCCCACGAGCCCGACGTGTCTTCCTGGCCGCGCACTCCGGCTATCGGGCGCGAGTGAGAACAGCAGGCCGAGCGTGGAAACGTAGGCTGATCGGCTAACCACACAAAGACACTTTGAATTCCGTTTGAATAATGCCCAACAATCAAACGAATTCAAGCGGGCGCGGCGGGCAACGAAAGGGCGCCGGCCGCAAGCCTGGCTCTGCAACGCGCAGGACGCGTGAGATAGCGGATCGCGCTGCTGAAGACGGGATTACACCGCTTGAGTTCATGCTTCAGGTGATGCGCTCTGACATTGAAGAGCCGGCCAGGCGCCTAGACGCGGCGAAGTCAGCTGCGCCATACATCCACCCGCGACTGGCGGCAATGGAAGTGAGTGGGCCTGACGGCGCTCCACTGCAACCGCCTGTGATCCAGTTCGTGCGGGATGCAGATCCCGCTAAGTGATCCGCAGTGGCAGTTCGTCACAGCGCCTGAGCAGTTCCCCGCATTCTGTGGCGGGTTCGGATCAGGGAAGACACATGCCGGCGTTTGCAGGTCGATAGCAAAGAAGCTGCAATATCCTGGGCAGACAGTCGCCTACTACTTGCCGACGTATGACATGGTGCGGACCATCGGCTTTCCTCGATTCGGGGAAGTCATGGAGTCCATGCGCCTGCCGCGCAAGTTCAACAAGACCGATGCGACTATCGACTTTGGGCAGTGGGGCCAGTTGATGTTTCGCACGATGGACACGCCAGAGCGAATCATCGGCTACGAAGTCGCCGATAGTGTTGTCGACGAGCTTGATACGCTTCCCGCTGAGAAGGCGCGCGAGGCGTGGAACAAAATCATTTCTCGGAACCGGCAAAAGAAGTCGGACGGAAGCCTGAACACTGTCGGCGCAGTCACAACGCCTGAAGGGTTCCGCTTCGTCTATGACCGCTGGGTGAAGAACCGAGCGGATGGATACCGGCTAATCAAGGCGCCGACGGAAAGCAACGCGAAGAATCTGCCCGCAGGCTACATCGACAGCTTGCGTGCCAGCTACCCTAGCGCGCTGCTGTCAGCGTACCTAGACGGCGAGTTCGTGAACCTCACTGCCGGCAGCGTCTACCCCGAGTTTGACCGGGCGCTGAATGCTTCGTTCGAGACTGTGAAGCCCGGCGAGACTCTGCATGTCGGCATGGATTTCAACGTATCGCATGGCGCCGCCGTTGTGCATGTGCTGCGTGGTGACGAGCCTCACGCAGTCGATGAGCTAACAGGCGTATTCGACACTCCGGCGATGGTCCGACTGTTGGTGCAGCGGTACAAGTCTAAGGGCCACCCGCTGATGATCTACCCGGACGCCAGCGGCAAGAATCGCAAGAGCCAGGACGCCAGCGAGTCCGACATAGCGCTGTTGAGGCAAGCCGGCTTTCAGGTCTGCGTCAACGCAAGCAATCCGGCAGTCAAAGATCGCGTGCTGTCGTTCAACGCACAGATACACCTTGAGGGGAAACGGCGCTACCGCGTCAATCCTCAAGCCTGCCCACATCTTGTCGAGGCCATGGAAAAGCAGGCCTATGACAAGCACGGCGAGCCTGACAAGACGAGCGGCCTGGATCACGTCATCGACGCGGCCGGTTACTTCGTCGTCTATCGCTACCCGATCAAAAAGCGCATCGCAACTGTTGCACCTCTGAGAATTTGACCCTTCGCGTCCAAGACCCGTCGCACGAAATCGAAGAACGTGCGGCAGGCTGGGCTGTGGTCGAAGCCCTCATGGGCGGAACCGCAGCGATGCGCAAGGCAGGCGAATCGCTGCTGCCGAAGTGGCCCGGCGAAGACGACTCGGCGCATCGCGCCAGGCTCAAGACAGCGACCCTGTTCCCGGCCTACAGGCGCACGGTGCAGGTCATGGCAAGCAAGCCGTTCAGCAAGGCCCTGAGCTGCGGCGAAGACGTGCCGCCGAAGATCCGCGAGCTGTGTGAGAACGTCGATCTTCAAGGGCGCAACCTGCACGCCTTCGCGGCTGAGGCGTTCGAACGCGCCGTTGCCTACGGGCTTGCCGGCATCCTTGTCGACTATCCGAAGGTCGAAGGCGTCAAGACCTTGGCGGACGAGGCGCGAGTCGGTGCCCGCCCGTACATGGCTCTGATCGGCCATGGCGCCATCCTGGGCTGGAAGACTGCGCTGATCGGTGGCGCGTGGAAGCTGACTCAGATTCGACTCGCCGAGGAATACGAAGCGCCTGACGGCCCCTACGGGGTCAAGTGCATCAAACGCGTTCGGGTGCTTGAGCCTGGGCGCTATGAGCTTTGGCAAGAGCCCGAGGACAAGACCAAAAGCACCGACTACGTGCTGATCGAAGAGGGTACGACGACGCTGAAGGACATTCCTTTCGTGCCGATCTATGGCCTCCGCGATGAGTTCATGGAGGGCGATGCGCCACTCTTGGACGTGGCCTATCTCAACGTCAAGCACTGGCAGGCCCAAAGCGATCAGGACACGCTGATGCACGTAGCTCGCGTCCCGATCCTGACCGTCTCAGGCGTCGATGATGACCAGTTTCAGGTCACGGTCGGCGGGTCTGCTGCGGTCAGGCTCCCGACTGGCGCCGCGATGGCCTACGTCGAGCACTCAGGAGCAGCAATCGGTGCTGGCCGCGAGTCGCTGCAAGACCTCGAACAACAAATGATTCAGGCCGGTGCAGAGCTACTGGTGAAGCAGCCAGGGTCCAGGACTGCGACCGAATCAGCGGCCGACAACGAAGGCAACCGCTGCACGCTGCAACGCATCGCAGAGGTCTTCGAGGATGCGCTAGCCACTGCCTTGCAGTACATGGCCGACTGGCTTAGCCTGCCAAGCGGCGGCCGCGTTGCGCTGTTTGCAGACTACGGCGCTAGCAGCCTGGGTCAAGCATCCGGCCAACTGGTCCTGGCGATGCAGCAAGGCGGGCTTATCGACAAAGCTACCGCGATCCTGGAGATGCAGCGGCGCGGCGAGCTGGATGCCGGGCTAGATCCTGACACTGTGCTCGATCAGGTATCGGCAGAGGGGCCTAGCCTGGGGGCGATGAGCGATCCAAATGCCATCGGTCAATGAGTACCTGCGCGATGAGGCGATCAGTCGAGCGGTAGACCTGGCGCAGTACAGCAATGGGTCAGTGCGTAGGATGCTGGCCCTGCTGAATCGCACAGACGCCGACCTCATGCGCGCCTTGCAGGATGCGCTGGAGAAGCTGCCGCCCGAGTCGTTCACAGTCGACCGGCTTGACGCTTTGCTTCAGTCTGTGCGCTGGCTCAATGCACAGGCCTATCAGCAAGTCGGCCAGGCGCTGACTGAAGAGTTGCGCAAGCTGACCGAGGTCGAGGCGACGTATCAGTTTGAGCTGTTCAGCCGAGCGATCCCGCCCCAGGTGGTGGCATCGGTTGGCATCGCTCAGGTGGAAGCGGCGCAGGTTTACGCGGCTGCGATGAGCCGGCCGTTTAGCGGCCGCCTGCTGCGTGAGTGGTCCCAGTCGCTAGAGGCAGACCGGGCGGCGCGCATTCGGGACGCGGTGCGCATTGGCTACGTCGAGCAGCAGCCGATTCCGGAGATTGTCCGCAGGCTGCGCGGCACGCGAGCGAGGGGCTATGCGGATGGGCTCATGGAGGCCCCTAGACGGCACTTGGAGGCCATCGTCAGGACGGCGGTGAGCCACACTGCTAGCACGGTGCGCGATTCGTTCTTTGACCGCAATTCCGACCTCATCAAAGCGGTGCAATGGTCGAGCACCATCGACCTCAGAACAACCGAGATTTGCAGGCTCAGGGATGGGCTGAAGTTCACACCCGACACGCACAAGCCTATCGGGCACAGCTACCCCTGGGGCTCAGGCCCTGGCCGCGCGCACTGGAATTGCCGGAGTTCTGCGGTGCCTGTGACGAAATCCTGGCGTGAGCTTGGCATCGACGCAGACGACGCGACAGACGCCGAGCGGGCCAGCATGGACGGCGCCGTACCTGCGGCGACCACGTATCTTGACTGGCTGGCAAAGCAAAGCGCAGGCCGGCAGGATCAGGTGCTTGGGCCAGAGCGAGCCAAGCTGTACCGGGTTGGCAAGCTGGGCCTGCGGGACATGTACGACCACAAGGGCCGGTGGCTCACGCTAGACGAACTTGCGGCGCGCGTATGATGTTTGCCCGTGCCGTTACACCTTGTCCCCAAGCCGGCCCCGCGCAAGCGCGCGCGGGCTGCTGACGCTCGCCCAGCTGCGATGTTGCAGTGCGTGCGCTGCGGCGGGCGCGAGGTGATCGAGACTAAGGTCGGCGTGCTCTACGTCGGCGGCAAGACGCGAGGCGGCACTAAGGTGTTGCTGTGCGCGCTGTGCTTTTCAAAGGGCGAGCGAGTCAAGCTCGCCTGACCACTATCTAGCCTGACCACAGGCGACTAAGGCCCCTCGGCGCAAGCCCTGGGGCCTTTTGCTTTTCTGCCCAGCGACGGAAGTCAACGGGCGCCACGGGGACGGATGTCCTCACCGCAAGCGCTAGGCGGATGCCACGCGCACATCACCCACCATCACATGCCATTCAAGCTCACCCCAGAAGGCTCCATTGCTCTCGCTGAAGTCAACGGCGCGAAACTGCCCATCTACGTCCACGCAGACGGCAAAGAATCGCCATTCGACGCAGACACGACGCTCGGCACTATCTCTCGGCTGAACGGCGAGGCGAAAGCCCACCGCGAAGCCAAGGAAGCAGCCGAGAAGGCGCTGAAGAACTACGAAGGCATCGGCGATCCAGCCGCAGCCCTGAAGGCGCTTCAGACGCTCAAAAACCTGGACGACAAAAAGCTCGTGGATGCGGGCGAGGTCGACAAGGTGAGGTCCGAGGCAGTCAAGGCCGTCGAGGAAAAGTACGCGCCCATCGTGCAGCGTGCTCAGACGCTTGAACAGCAACTCACGGCGCACATGATCGGCGGCGGGTTCTCCCGATCAAAGTTCATCGCGGAGAAGTTCGCAGCCGAAGGGCCTGCCGGAGGGGACATTGCGCAAGCTCTGTTCGGCCAGCGGTTCAAGGTCGAGGACGGCGGCAAGGTAGTCGGCTATGACGCGAGCGGCAACAAGCTCTATTCGCGCACCAAGCCCGGCGAGATTGCCGACTTCGACGAAGCGCTCGAATTGATGGTGGACGCCTACCCGCACAAAGCACAGATCCTGAAGGGCTCCGGCGCTTCTGGGTCAGGAGCACAAGGCGGAAACGGCAGTGGTGGCGGATCGAAGACCGTTCAGCGCTCCGCATTTGATGCCATGGACCAGATGGCGCGTGCGGCATTCGTCAAGGCAGGCGGCAAGGTCACCGACTAGCCGTTCAAGTAATCCAGCATCTAAGCCCGCCATGCGCGGGCTTTTTCAATCCTGAAAGGGCCTAACCATGGCAAACGTTCTCTCTAACCTTGCTGCTGACATCTACAAGGCCGCCGACATGGTGGGCCGCGAACTCGTCGGCATCATTCCGTCAGTCACCATCAACGGCGACGCCACCACGCGTGCCGCAAAGGGAGACACCATCCGTTCGCACGCGACTCGCGCCGTCACCGTGTCGTCGTCCTTCGCTCCGGCGATGACGATCCCTGAGGGCACCGATCAGACCGTCGACACCAAGACGATGACGGTGGACACCTACGCCTCGGTACAGATCCCGTGGACTGGCGAGGACGTGAAACACGTCAACAACGGCACCGGCTTCGAAACGATCTACGGCGATCAGATCAAGCAAGCCATGCGCGCCATCACGAACACCATCGAAACGGCGCTTTGGACCGCCGCGTACAAGGGCGCCTCGCGCGGCTATGGCACTGCTGGCACCACACCGTTTGCATCGTCTTTTGCTGAGTTGCCGCAACTGCGCAAGATCCTGGCAGACAACGGCTGCCCGTTTGACGGTCAACTGTCGGTTGTCATGAACACCACAGCAGGCGCAAACCTGCGCAGCCTTGCTCAGCTGCAAAAGGCGAATGAGGGCGGCGGCACCGATCTATTGCGCCAGGGCACGCTGCTCGACTTGATGGGCTTCATGCTCAAAGAGTCGGCCGGCATCGGCTCGCACACGGCTGGAACGGGATCTGGCTACTTGTTGAACGATGCGGCGTCTGCCGTTGGCAACACGACGATCGCCACCGACACCGGCACAGGCACCGTGCTGGCTGGCGACATCGTGACGTTCGCCGGGACGACGCATAAGTATGTTGTCAATACGGCACTGAGCGGCGGTAACTTCGTGATTGGTGCTCCTGGCCTGCGCGTTGCTGAAGCAGACAATGACGCGATCACTGTCGGCGCCGCGTACACGCCAAACCTGGCATTCCATCGCTCGGCGATTGAGCTTGGTATTCGTCCTCCGGCGATGCCGCCTGGTGGTGACGCCGCGGTCGACATGATGACCGTGCAAGATCCGTGGTCTGGTCTCGTGTTCGAGATTGCGGTCTACAAGGGCTTCATGAAGGCGATGTTCGACGTTCGTTGCCTGTATGGCACGAAGGTCTGGAAGTCGGACTTCGTGGCTACCCTGTTGGGCTAATGGCCTACACGCGCGAACAGCGCGCGGCTAAGGCGGCGGCTTCGGCCGTCGCCCAGCCTGAAGCGCAAGACAAGCCGCGCACCGTGCGAATGGTGCGCTCCGCTGAAACCAACCCGCCCCCGTACACCGCTGACGTTCACCTCGACGAGGTGGAGAACTACGCACGAGGCGGATGGCGTATCGAGGACTGACCCATGACCATGACCCTATCCACCGCCGCGCGCAACCTGGTTGCCGACGCGCTCGTTACTGCCATCGGCAGCGGTGGCAAGATGAAGATTTACAACGGCAGCAAGCCGGCAGCACTCGGCACCCCGGCCGGCACCTTGCTTGCCACGCTGACGCTTGGCGCCACGGCTGGCACCACGGCGTCAGGCGTGCTCACGTTCGGCTCTGTCACGCAGACCAACAGCAGCCACGTCAACGGCACGCCGACATTCGTGCGATTCACCAAGAGCGACGACACGGTGGTGGCCGACATCGACACGGGCGGGGGCGCTGGCAATCTGACGTTCACCGGCACGGTGGTCGCAAACCAGAACGTGACCGTCACCGGTCTGACTTGGACCGCACCTAACGCCTGATCGTGGCTGTACCGGCGCTCACGACCTACAGCGTTGCCGCAGGCCAGCCGATCCACGGCGGGCGCTGGGCTGGCGGCCGCTTGTCTTCGGGCGTTGAGCTTGATGCGATCCTGCCCGCCGGCACCCTTGCTGCGCAACAGTCTGACGTGGGCGGCGACGTGACGCTAGATGTGGTGGCGCCTAGTGGGTCTATGGAGGCGACTGCTGTTCCTACGTTCGTCGAGATTTGGGGCCAGTCGAACGCTATGGGGCAGACGTATGGCAGCGACATTAGCGCCGCTCCGCTGTCTGGAGACGCCGGCCTAGCCACTTACTACGCGGGCATTTTCAGCAGGGTCTACATTTGGACTGGCGCGGCATTTGCCCAGCTGGATCCAGACAGCAACAACCAAACAGGTGCCGGTCTTTTTGGGCCTGAGTTCGGTTTGGCTGTCGAGTGGATGCGCAACACCACAAGCGGCAACCTCTACCTGCTGAAAAACGCCGCGGGGTCGCAGTCAATCGACGCCTTCGAGTCGACTGCTGGCGCGATGTATCTACAGGGCAAGGCCGAACACGATGAGGCCGAGGCGTGGTTCGTCAGCAATGGCGTAACCATCAGCCAGCGCGGCATGGTGTGGGTGCAGGGAGAGGCCGACATGGGCATGACCGAGGCATGGTATCGCGCCCGCCTTGACGCGCTCGTCACAGCATGGGATGCAGACGGCATCGCTGTCGCGCCGAACCCGATCCTGCTGTGGCAGATGGACCCGTCGAGCGCATCCTATGGCGCAGGCGTGTATGCCGCAAAGGCCGCCGCCGCGGCCGCTTCGCCAGGGCACGTCACGGCGCCAGCGCTGCCGTACTACATGAGAGCTGACAACGTCCACCTTAACGGGCGCGGCATGGTCAATCTCGGCTATTCGTGCGCCTCGGTGATCTGCGGATTCCCGCTGGAGACCATCTAATGCCGACGACCGTTACGCACGTCATCGCAGCGAGCGGCGGCGACTACACCTCGCTGTCGGCCTGGCAAACCGCGCAGGTCCGCAACCTCGTGACGGCGGATCAGATCGCCGTCGCCGAGGTGCGCGACTTCGGCCTTGCCGAGAACCTGAACCTGACGGGCTGGACGACTGACGCCACCCGTTACGTCAAGATCGTCTGTCCTGTCGCCTACCGCCACAGCCTGCGGCCCCGCTCTGTGTCGGGATCCGGTTTCCGCATGGGGACGCTGGTCATCTCCGGCGGGCATGTGTACCTCGAAGGCCTGGAGCTGTTCCGGTCGGACGGTGCCGGCGCTGCCCTTGAATTCGGCTCCCCGACTCTGGTGGATGTTGATTCATGCTTGATCCACGACACGCGCACAGGCAGTGTCTATGCCGTCGAAGGCTCCCCGGCATCTTTGACGCTGCGCATGCGCAATACGGTTGTGTACGGCGCCAGCCGCTCCATCGACACCCGCACGATGGCGGCAGCTACGATCCACAACTGCGTGTTCTGGCGCACAGCTGATCAACTCGGCGTCGTATGCGACACAGAGCTAACCTGCAAGAACACGTACAGCGGCAAATCCACCGGCACAGCAGAAGACTTCTGGACTGGCGCAGCAGCACCGGCTGGAAACAACAACGTCAGCAGCGACAGCACGGCGACCATCGACTATCCGACCGGATCGCTGACCAGCATTGCGGGCTCTGCCGTTTTCGCCAGCGTGACCGCAGGCGCGGAGGATTTCCGCCTCAAGGCCGGGACAAATGCGCTGGTCGGAGCAGGCGAAGACTTGTCTGCGTCGTTCACGACGGACGCGCAGGGCGATACACGGAACGCTCCATGGGACATTGGAGCTGATCAGTACGCCGCACCAGCGAGCACGCTATCCGGCAACGTCACCCTAGACGCTATCGCGCCGGCCGGCACCATTGCCGACGCAGGCCCTACGTCGCTGAGCGGCGATGTCACGCTCGATGCCATCGCCCCGGCTGGAACGCTGAGCCAGCAGCCCGGTGTCGTCACTGTCCCCGCGCTGCGCAACTGGTCTGGATCCCTGCAAACAAGCGTCACGATCCCTGTCGTCACCGTCCTGTCGATGACCACAGGCGCCCAGGTGCTGGCGCTGACCGACCAGACAACCGACGGCACGACCGCCGAACTGAGTATCACCAACGCGGCGCTGGTGGCCGGCACGACCTACATGGTCGCCGGCTGGAATGCTGACGGCTCGCAGCGATTCGCGGTGCCCATCACCGCCGCCTGAGCATGAGCACCAGCTACGGCGGCACGCCACCCGGCATAACAGGCACGCACTACGGCGGTCCCGGCCTTGGCGTGCTTGGCTCGCTGGTGCCGTCTGGCGGCCTGGATGGCGCGGGCTACCTGTACGCCGGGCTGAGCCTGCCGGCCGATGCAGGCAAAGAGGTTCGCGGGCCTATCACGCGCTGGCCGAGTGGCGCGCTGACGGTCTACGAGGACAGCGCGTTTTCGTACACGGGCGACGCCGATTACGCGCTGTACGCGCTCTACGTCGACGGCGTGGCAAGCACGACAGACATTGGCTACGGGGCTGGGATCGGGCGGTTTGAGCTTGCTGTCGGTGATGTCGCCACGCTGTCTGGCAACGTGGATCTGGGCGATGTTGCGTCGGCGGGCACGCTGGCAGACGCAGGCGCGAGCGCCTTGTCAGGCGATGTGGCGTTGGGCGTCATCTCAATTGCTGGCGGGCTTGTCGGAGTTGGCTCCGACGCAGCCTACCCACTCAAGGGCCGCAGCGCGTCATTTCCGCTCGCTGGTCTATCGCAAGCCGGCGTGCTGACCAGCCCGCAGACATACCCGCTTACCGGGCAGACACAGGACTAGCACATGGCGCTCGAAACCGAAACAGGCACAGGCTCTGCGACGGCAGAGAGCTATATCAGCGTGGCCGACTGCGACACCTACCTTGCCGCCCGCAACCAGACGCTGTGGGCCTCTGCCGATTTCTCGACAGCCGAGAAAGAGGGTTGCCTGCGCCGCGCAACCGACTACATGCAGCAGGTCTATCGCATGCGCTGGCGCGGGACACGCGTCAACACCACGCAGGCGCTCGACTGGCCCCGGTACAACGTGCCGCGCCCGGATCACGGCACCTACACCGTCAGCCTGTATGCGTCCGATGCTGTGCCGACTGAGGTGCAGCACGCATGCGCCGAGCTGGCCTGGCGCGCGGCGTTCGGTGAACTGGCCCCGGACCTGAGCCGCAAGACCGCATCGGAGAAGGTCGGCGAGATTGCCGTGCAATACGAAGCAGGGGCCGCGCAATACGTGCGATTCGTCGCTGTTGATCGCTTGCTGGCTCCGCTGCTCAAAACCGCAGGCGGGGCGCTGCCTCTTGTGCGCGCATGAGCACCTACACCGATCTTCGAGCGACAGCCGGCCGGCTCATCACGAGCTTCGGCCAGTCAATGACGCTGAGCAAGCGTTCTAGCGGGGCCTACAGCCCAACGACTGGGGCGAGTGCCATCACTACTACCACCTACACCGTTAAAGGCGTTGTATGGGCCTACAAAGGCGACCGCGTTGGGCCTCTGATGATCCAGGCCGGCGACCGCAAAGTGACGGTCTCGGCCGAGGGCCTGAGCGTTGCGCCGGAGCCTGCTGATCGGCTCACCATCGGCTCGACCGTCTGGACGATTGTCAGCGTGACGCCGACAGATCCGGGCGGCACGGCCGTGGTCTATGAGTGCCAGGTGCGCCGTGGCTGAAGTCAGGCGCTCGCAGTGGTCGCTGCCGATGGCGAGGATGGTCGAAGCGGCTAAGGGCGACGTGGAGACCGTGGTGCGCAAGGTGACGCTGGATCTATTCCGTAAGGTTGTCCTGCGCTCGCCGGTAGACACAGGCCGATTCCGCGCGAATTGGAATGTGAGCTATGGCACGCCTGACGTGACGGTCACTGCGTCCAAGATAAAGAGTCGCGGTGATGCCGAGGCTGCAAAGGCGCTAACGCTGCCAGTAGGCGGCGTGACATGGCTCGCCAACGGGTTGCCTTACTCCGAGCGCTTGGAGTACGGCTGGTCGAAGCAGGCGCCAGGAGGCATGGTCCGCCTTGCTACTGCTGAGTTCGCGTCCATCGCATCGAAGGCCAAGCCATGACCCAAGCCCTCGTGCGCCGCGCCCTTGAGTCCGCGCTTGATACCTGGGCGACCGCGCAGAGCCTGTCCGTGGCCTGGGAGAACGTCGAGTTCACCCCGACCGCAGGGACCGCTTACGCACGTTCCTACTTGCTTCCAGCGGACACCGAGAGCCTGTTTCTTGACCGCACAGACCGCGCCTACACCGGGGTCTATCAGATCACGCTTTGTATGCCAGAGGGCACCGGCCCGGCTGCGGCCGATGCGCTGGTGGCATCGCTGGATGCCGCATTCAGCCCCGCCACTCCGCTGACAGCAGGCGGCGTGACCGTGACTCTGCGCCAGCCCATATCACGCGGGCCGCAACTGCCTGGAGAGCCAGGCATGTATGCCGTGCCGGTGAGCTGCTACTACGCGGCTCATGTGACCAGTTAAGCCCGCAAGGCCAACCAGTTAAGCCCGCTTCGTGCGGGCTTATTTGTGCCCTGTCAAGGGCGTAACCGACCGGCCTCGTGCCGGTTTTTCGTTTCTGAAAGGGGCTCTAATCATGGCCATCTCACTGCCTAACGGCGCATTTGTTTACATCGCTTCCGGCTATGCCGCTGCCGACACGGTTTCCGCCGTGACGAGCGCAAACCCGGCCGTCGCCACCACCAGCGCGGCCCACGGGATCAGCACGGGGGACTTCATCGAAGTCACTTCGGGCTGGTCGCGCCTGGATCAGCGCATCGTGCGCGCAGCGGCTGCATCGGCATCGGTGATCACATACGAGGGCTACGACGCCAGCAGCACCGCGACGCACCCAACCGGCGGGGGGGCCGGGTCTATCCGCGCAATCTCTGGCTGGACCCAGATCACGCAGATTCTTGGCACGTCTTCGTCTGGTGGCGAGCAGCAGTTCGCCGAGTACCAGTTGCTCGAAGCTGATTCTGTTGTCCGCATGCCTACCGTGCAGTCTGCGTACACCATGACGCTGACACTCGGCGATGACTCATCGCTGTCGGGTTATGCGGCGCTGAAGGCCGCTGGCGAGGATCGGCTGAAGCGCGCCTTCAAGATCGTCCTGCCGAGCGGCGCGATCCTTCTCTACAACGGCTATGTCGGCTTCCGCGAGACGCCGACTATGAACGTCAATCAGCCCATGCAGGTTGAGGCGTCCATCAGCCTGTTGGCTCGCCCGACCCGCTACACGTCCTGATCATGTTTGGGGTGGCCGCCGCAATGGCGGCCCTTTCCGCTTGCGCTTCGGCATGGGCGGCTTTTTGCCCCACTCAAAACAAACAACCCCACGAAAGAGCAAACATGGCCAAAGTACGCCTGAAACTCGACCCCGGCGAGCAGATCACGTTCAAACGCGAGGTCAAGATTCCGACCCCCGATGGCAAGCCGCTGTCGGTTGAGTTTGTGTTCAAGCATCGCACGCGCGATGAGATGGCCGACCTCACCGAGCGCTGGATTGCAGATGGTCGAGCCAATCTGCTGCGCGTCAAGGATGAGGAAGCCGCCGAGCAGGCCGCACGGGAAACCGCAGAGGCCAGCGGCGAGACCTACATCGAGCCGATCCCTGATCTGAAGTCCCGCGCCGCTGAAGGCATCAAGCGCGATGTCGCTGTGATCCTCGAATGCGCCAGCGACTGGAACGTCGAAGGCTACGAGTTCACGGCAGAGAACATCGCCAAGATGATCCGGATGTACAACGCAACGGCGTCGGCGGTTATGAACGACTACCGCACGAGCATCGCTGAAGGCCGCTTGGGAAACTGAGGCGAGTCGGGGAGGCCATGTATCGGGCCGCCCCGACAGCATCGGAGATAGCCGGCTTCGGATTCGTTGCAGAAGACCTCGAAGACGAGACAGTCGTTTGGCCTGACAACGAGAAGTCGGTCGAAGTCTTCATCGTCATGCGCAGGCAGTGGCGCTACTCATTCGGTGGCGCTGCCGGCCTTGACTTCGGCACGCTGCCTGAAGTGTGGGAGCGGCTGCGCGTGAAAAAGCGCAAGCACCGCGACCAGATATTCGCTGATCTGCAAGTGCTCCAAGACGCTGCGTTAGCAGCCATGCATCCGCCAAAACAATGACCACAGAATCAGTTCTGAAGCTAGGCGTCGATTCGACGGATGTCAAAAAGGCATACGTCGACCTCGACGGGCTCACTGCGGCGGCGGGTAAGGCCGAGGGCGCTGCAAATGCGCTAGGCGCAGCCGTTGGCAAGGCGTCTGCGCCTATGGGCGCCGTCGCCAAGAGCGCGCGCGAAACTGGATCGGCAACCGGCGAGATGGCGCGCGGCATGGGTGATGCCGGCACTGCGGCAAACGCCCTTGGCGGATCGCTGTCCGCAGTGAAAGGCGTCATCGGCGGGCTGAGTCTTGCGGCCGTTGCCCGTCAGTTCGTGCAAACGGCTGACGCGGTGACGGTGCTCAACAACCAACTGCGGCTGGCCAGCAGCAGCGCGAGCGATGCCAAGACCGCATATGCAGAGCTGTTCGGCATCGCTCAGCGCAGCCGGACGAGTTTCATGGATCTTGGCGCGACGTTTGCATCGATCTCGCGTGCAACCCAGGAAATGGGAATCAGCCAGGCGCGACTGCTGACCGTCACCGAGGCCATCGGCAACGCTATGGCGATCAGCGGCGGCAGTGCAGCGAGCATGAATGCGGCGCTGGTGCAGTTGGGGCAGGGCTTCGCGTCCGGCACGCTGCGCGGCGAGGAACTGAACTCGATCCTTGAGCAGACCCCAAGGCTTGCCAAGGCCATTGCTGACGGGCTGGGCGTGAGCATCGGCGCGCTTCGCACGATGGGGCAAGAGGGCAAGCTCACCTCGCAGGCGGTGCTGGGCGCGCTTGAGGCGCAGGCTAAGGTGCTGTCTGGCGAGGTTAAGGACAGCGTCGTTACCGTGGCGCAGGCCATGACACAGCTTGGCAATGCCGCCGTGCATTTGGCTGGGCAAATGGACAAGGCGTCCGGCGCGACCAAGAGCATCAGCGGCATCGCACAAGCGGCGGCTAATGACATTGGCCGGCTCGGCGAGGCCATGGCGCGCGCTGAGTCCTCAGGCGCCGGGTTCGTCAGCCAACTTGGCGCGGCTGGCGCGCTGGCGCTGGGCAGGGGCGGGTTCGAACTGCTCAACACTGGCGCCAGCAAGCTCAACAGCACGATCAACGCCCTGACCGGCGGCATGGCCGGGCTAAACGAGAACGTGCGCGGGATGCCGCTGGCATTCCAGACAACGGCCGAACAGGTCAACACGCTGGAGCAGCGGCTGACGGGCGCCCGTACTGAAATGGCATCGCTCGTTGCGCTGGGCGGGGCCAAGCCAGGCATCTACCTGCGCAGCCAGATTGGTGACCTTGAGGCCTACATTGCCCGCACCGAACTCGCATATGCCGGCCTGAAGCGGCTGCAAGGCGGGGCCGGGGCTGACCGTGGCGGCGACCGAGGCGGGTCTGCTGACGACCTCGCCAAGGCGGCGAAGATCGACGCGGGTGCGCAGGCCGTGATAACAGAGCTTCGCAACAAGGCGCTAGGCGTCAACACGGCCCTGGTGAAAAGCCTTATCGAACTGGACGAGGCATCGCGCCGCCTGGGGCTGTCGCAGGCCGAGCAGGCGAAGATCGCACAGGCTCTGGTGGCGCAGTCGACCAAAGGCGCGCAGGCCAACAAAGAAGGCTCTGCGGCGCTTGATCGGCAACGCGATGCTGCAAAGGAATGGGCCAAGGCCCTGGCCGAAGCGGCGGACATCGAGGACGAGGCCACCGGCAAAACGCTGGGCCTGAACAAGGCGCAGCAGGAACTCATCGGCTACCTGAAGTCTGACGCCTATCAACAGCACACCGACGCAATGCGCACGATGGCTGTGCAGGCCTACGCAGCGGCAAGCGCAGCAATCGAGCGCGGCAAGGCCGAAGCCGCTGCGATCAAGACCGTACAGCAGGACTACAAAACGTATATCGGCATGCAGGAGCTGCGGGCTGAGGGCGAGCGCGAGATTGCTGCCGCTGAGCAGGCGTCCGTGAAGGCCATGCAGGACGCCGAAGCGGCCATGGCTGGGCGTGTGTCTGCGTTGCACGACGAGATTGAGGCGCAAGCACTATCCGAGTCTAAGCACATCAGCCTAGCGCATGCCGTGGCCCTTGTGACGCTTCGGCGCATGGAAGACAGCCGCGCGGCGCTGCAAAACGATCCCGAAAAGCTGGCCTCACTTGACCGGCAGATCGAGAAGCAGCGCGAGCTGGCGGGCCTGATCGGCGGGCGCGACATCGCTGACGCGAACCGTCGCGCCGCAGATGATGCTGCGCGAGCGTGGGAATCTGCGTTTGCCGAAGTCAGCGCGACCATGGTCGACATCATCATGGACGGCGGACGGGATGCGGGCAAGCAGCTGGAACGGCTGTTCAAGAACTTGGTGCTGCGCCCGCTTGTGCAGTACGGCGTGAACGAGTTCATCGGTTGGGCAACAGGCAAAGGAGGCGCATCAGCCGATGGTGGCGGCATGTCGTGGGGCGGCGCGTACAGAGGCGCCAAGGACGCATATGGCGCATACAGGACATACAGCGACGGGACCGTGGCAGGCGGCACTTACGAACAATTTATGGCCGGCTATCGCGGATCATCTGCAAGCATGGGGGCAGGCACTGTCGGCCCCGTGACAGATGGAGCAGGAGGCGCAATGGGCGCCGGATCTTCCTCTGCCAGCGCCATGTCCACCATCGGCCCGTACGCCATCGCGGCCATCGCCTACGCTATCGGCGCCGACCAAATGGCCGACTGGTCGCTGCACCTCGGCGGCTACAGCCAGGCGGATAGATCAGGCGTACGCAACATTGCGGCCGACATTCCAGGGGCAAATACGCTGGATGCCGACACCATCGCCGGCATGAAGGAGCAGGGGGTCTACATCCCCGACATCCAAAAGCTGTCGGACACCCTGGCCTCGTCGCTGTTCAGCTTCGCAGACACGTTCGCGGCAGGCGTCAAAGCAACGTCTCCCATCCAGGGCACGCAAGTCGTCTTTGAGTCAGACCGTGCGAATCCGTCATGGGGGCAAATCAAGTTCCTTGGGGCAGGTAACAGCGAACTAGCCTCAACCGGCATGCAGACCGATCTGAGCTGGGATGCAGACGTGGCAGCCCCGCAGCTCGTGGCACGCAGCGCCGGGGCGTTTGCCACGGCCATGCAGGGGTCAGACGCGGCCGACTGGATTAAGGCTTCGCTGGCGAAGATCCCGGCTGAGCTTGAGCGCATCACGCCTGAAATCGTCAAGCAATTCGGAGACCCGCTAGAGCAGGCCCAGGCATTGAATCAGGCCATGGTCGGCATGCTCGATGGTATCAGTGGAACATTTGCGCAGCTCGACGCGCTTGATGAGCAGCTTGGCGGACTCGGTGGCGCCTTTAGCAGGCTTGCAGAAATGTCAAGCGATGCAAGGTATGCGCTTGTTTCTGCATTCGGCGGCCTGGAGCAGTTCAAGGAGCAAATAGGCTCATACGTTGGCGCCTACTACACAGAAGCCGAGCGCGCTGCGCTAACCACAAAACAACTTGGCGTAACGCTTGGCGATGTCGGGCTGAAGCTTCCGGACACACGAGACGGCTTCCGCGCGTTGGTTGACGCCCAAGACCTGAGCACCGAAAGCGGACGCAAGGCTTTTGGCGCCCTTATGGGTGTTGCTGATGCTTTCGCGGCCATCACGCCAGCGGCGCGCTCTGTGGAAGACATCGCTCAGGAGCGGGTCGGCCTTGAAGAAAAGCTGCTTGCTTTGCAAGGCAACACCGTCGAGCTTCGCCGCCGTGAGCGAGAGACCATTGACCCGAGCAACCGCGCGCTGTATGACCGCATCACCGCGCTTGAAGACGAGATCGAAGCCGCTGACCTTGCAAAGCAAGCGGCAGAGGACGCTGCCGACGCGGTAAAGGCGCTCGCCGACGCATTGACCGAGATGCAGCAGCAACTTGGAGATGCCGCGTCTGACGCGCTCTCGCGTGTGCGCAACACAATCGACGCCAAACGCTCGGAGGCCCAGACTGCATTCGACACATCCGCTGGGATGATCGGCCAGCAGACGGACGAGGCGCAGGCGCGATTCGATGTAATCAAGAAAGGCCTGGACGCTGAGAGAAAGGCCTTGCGTGATGAGTACGACGTGCGCAGCGCAGCCATCCGCGCCGAGATTGACGGCATCGAACGGCAACTCAAAGCACAGCAGGACGCATACAAGGACTCACACGACGCATTGCGTGCTGAGCGTGAATCGGCTCAAGACACGTACAAGTCTGCTGCCGATGCGCTTACCAAGACCATCGATTCGGCGCGCCAGGCCGTTGGCCGGCTGGCTGGTCTGCGCGATGCAATCGACGGCACGCTGCGCAGCATGCGGCCCATCGGCAGCGAGATGTCGGACCGCAGTCGGGCACAAGCGCAGATCCGCGAAGCGCTTGCGCAAGCCCGAGCGGGCGGGCAGCTGCCAGCAGCCGACGATCTGCGCGACTCATTGCAGACACTGGCGCGGCCGAGTGCAGATCTGTTTTCGTCCTTTGTCGACTATGCGCGCGACTTCTACCGCACGCAGATCGACATCCGCGACCTCGGCCAGATTGCGGGCGATCAACTCGACCAGGCACAGACTCAGCTTGACGCCACGCTCGAACTCAGCGACACGCTCAGCACGCAGCACGAGACAACGCTTCTGCGGCTTGACGCTCAGCTTGATGCGCTTGAGAAGGCTAACGATCTGTCTCGACAGCAGCTTGACGCCCAGCGTGAACGTGCTCAAGGAAGTCTCGACCAGCTGCGAACGAGCCTCGACAACAACCTCGCCGGAATTGACGTGCGGGAGACTGTTGCGCGTGCTTCGCTGGATGCCACTCAGGAAACCAGCGACAGCATCCTTGAAAAGCTAAGCGGCGAGCTTGAGCGAACGCTAGCTGAGCTTGACGGGCAGTGGGAGCAAGCGCAAGCCGCATACGATGCCGTCGTCGGCAACAACACCAGCGCTCTCGAAAGCGTAGCCGCAGCGCTGAACGGGCTCAACACGGCGCTGTCTGCATTTGCGTCGGCCACCGGAGGTCAGCAGCCCGATGGCACAGCCGCAGTTACCGACGCATGGGTGACTAGCGGACACACGCAAGTGTGGGCCGACAGGGCCGGAGCAGTGGCTACTCGCGTCGTCGGTCAGCCAGTCGATCAGGCCATTGTGCAAGGCGTCAATGACAGCGTGTTTACGGTTGGCGATGCCCGCAACTTCGTCGACCAGCAGATCACAGGCCGCACCGCTGGGAACATTGCGACTGCCGCAAACACTGTCGGCATCAGCCTCTCAGGGGTTGATGCGCTGGCCGGGTTTACGTCTGGCACAACGGCGGCGCTAAGTGACGCGCAATCCACAATCGCCGGCTTCACGGCGGCCCAGATCACAGACACGATCAAGACGCTGGTCAGCCAGGGGAACCTACGCCGGATTTATGACCTAGCGGTCCAAAACGGCATTAGCAGTTACACCGTTGACGCCCTGGGCGGCTGGCCGCGCGGCACGTCTTTGCAGTGGGCGCTATCGCAGGGCTTGCCGGCCTTCGAAGTCGGCACGAACTACGTCCCGGCCGACATGGTTGCTCGCATCCATGAGGGCGAGCGAATCGTGCCTGCTGCGGATAACGCGCAGCTCATGGCGATGATGCGCAACCCAGACCGAGCCAACGACGTGCTGGTGGCAGAAGTCCGCAGGCTGAATGAAAAAGTGTCGGCGCTCGAATCTGTGCTGGTGGCTACTGCGACAAACACGGGCAGGACGGCTCGGCAGCTTGATCGATGGGACGGCGAAGGCATGCCGGACGTGAGGGCCTAAAAGCATGAAAGTCGTTCGCCCAGTCGCTATCACAGATTCCGAGTTTGTCAGCTCGACTCTGACCGAGGCCGAGCACAGCGCGTGGAGCAGCGCCACGACATACGCGCTCGCGGCTCGGGTGATCCATGAGCACTACATCTACGAGTCGCTGCAAGGCTCGAACACGAACCACACGCCGACCGGCGAGACATCGGACGCATGGTGGCTTGAGATCGGGCCGACGAACCGATGGGCCATGTTCGATCAGCAGATCAACACCGGGTCATCGGACAGCAGCCCGATAACCGTAGTTGTCGCGCCTGGGTACATCAACAGCGTTGTGCTGCTGGATGTTGAGGCCGACACAGCGACCGTCACGATGCACGACGGAGCAACCGAGGTGTTCACGTCGACCGTTCGCCTCGTCGAATCGAACATCGCAACATGGACTGATTATTTCTTCGAGCCGTTTACGTATGCGACTCAAAAGATCATCGACGGACTGCCGTACTACCTGAACGGTCAAGTAACCGTCACTGTCACCAAAACGTCGGGCACGGCTCGCGTCGGCGGTGTTGTCTTTGGCAACTCGTTTGAGATTGGCGACGTGCTCACTGGCGCGCGTGCTGGCATAACGTCTTACTCACGTATAGAGCAAAATACGTTTGGTGTTACTCAGATTGTGCGCCGGCTGTCTGCTAAGCGAATGAGTCTAAATCTCAAGCTCGACACCTCGTCATTCAAGCGCGTGCATGCGCTGCTGACCGAACTTGACTCTGTGCCGTGCGTCTGGGTGGCCGAGCCTGACTACTCAGACAAATACGCGCCGCTGACGATCTTTGGCTATGCGCGCGACTTTCAGATTGAGGTGCCAGGCCCTGTTTTTTGCTATTGCAGCCTTGAAATACAAGGGATGATCTGATGACTACCATTACCGACTTGCCGGAACCGCCGAGCCGCGCGGACAGCACAACGTTCGAGTCGCGCGTCGATGCGTTTTTGGCGGCGCTGCCCACGTTTGGGGCTGAAGCCAACAGCGTTGCAGCGGAGCTTAACGCGGCTGCCGCCTTTGTAGCCGCTCAGACCAACGACGCATTGGCACGCGGCACAAGCAGCACGAGCCTAACTATTGGCGTCGGCGCCAAGTCGTTGACCACGCAGACTGGGTTGGGCTTCGCGTCAGGCCAGGGCGTGGTGATCAGCAGCACGGCAAACCGCGCGAATTGGATGTTTGGCATCGTCAGCGCATACACCACAGGCACCGGCGCGCTTGATGTGACGGTAAGCCACGTCGGCGGCAGCGGCACCATCGCGTCGTGGGACGTGCTGCTGACTGCGCCGCTGAGTCAAGGTGCATCGACCGTTACCGACTTCACCAGCTCTGGCACCTGGACAAAAGGTCAGGGCCAGTTTGTGATGGTGGAGTGCCTGGGCGCTGGCGGCGGCGGCGGCGGCGCGTTGACCATGGGAGGCGGCGGCGGCGGCGGTGGCGGCAGCTACGCGCGCAGCTTTTTTCTCGCCTCGTCACTGAGCGCGACCGAAACCGTCACTGTTGGATCTGGTGGCGCTGCTGGCGGCGCTGGCTCTGCCGGTGGCGTAGGCGGTAACTCCCTTTTCGGCGCGGCATCACTCGTCGCGGCGGCTGGAGGCGGTGGCGGTGGGGCAAAGGCCAACAACAGCGGCCCAGGCGGCGGCGGCGGTGGCGGTGGCTACGGCCAAGGAAGCACAGGCGGCGCCAGCGCTGCGTCCACGGGAGGCGCTGGCGGCACCGCCGGCAAGAGCAGCAGCAACTCGTCCGGCGTTGCCGGCCCGGCCGGAGCGGCTGCCGACACCAACGGAACCGCAGCGACTCACAACGACACCCGCAGCATCGGCGGCGGGGCGGGCGGCGGCGGTGGCGGCACCAGCACGACAACGGACGGCAAGACAGGCGGCGCTGGCGCTGACGCGATCTACGGCGGCGCAGGCGGCGGGGCGGGTGGCGGGCTTGGTACATCGAATCCTGGCGTTGGCGGGCTCGGAGGCGTGTCCTACCTCGGCGGCCATGGCGGTAACGGCGGAGGCTCGACCACGTTGGCCGGCGTGTCTGGCGGCATCAATCCACTGGTTGGAACTGGTGGCGCCACTACGACGCCAGCTGGCACTGGTGCTAACGGCACGGCGGGTGGCGTTGGCTCCGGTGGCGGCGGCGGGTCAAGAAACTCAACCAACGCAGCGGGCGGCGCAGGCGGCCGAGGCCATGTGCGCGTGACTCAGTGGTAAGGAGACAGCGATGCGCTACGCAATCATCAAAGACGACCAGGTTATCAACGTGGTCGAAGCCGATGCGGGATGGATCGCCAAGTACGCGCCCGGCGCCGTGGCCAGCAACGACGCATCGCCCGGCGACACATACAGCGGCGGGCAGTTCGTTCGCCCGGCCGCGCCACCGCCTCCTGTTCCTGCTGCCGTCACGATGCGGCAGGCTCGCCTGGCCTTGCTCGGCGCCGGCTTGCTCGACGACGTAGAGGCTGCCATCAATGCCATGGCCGAGCCGGCAAAGACGGCAGCGCGGATCGAGTGGGACTACAGCAGCGAGCTTCAGCGGGCGCACCCGCTTGTGTCGACACTGGGGGCATCGCTGGGGCTTACAAGCGAGCAGCTCGATTCGATGTTCATTGCTGCACAGGTGCTGTGATGCGGCGCTGGCTGCTACAGAACGGGCTGGCGTTTGACCAGCAACTCAACGCTCTGACTGGAGGGTACGCCGATGAAACGTTATCGAGCCGCGCCTACCGGACAGACCGTGACGGCAAGCCCTGGGGCAGGTTCTGGCGGCCGGTAATCGACCTGCTGTTTGCGTGGCAAGGCCCAGAGCATTGCAGGCGAGCCTACGAAAAGGAGCGCCAGCGCATCCACCTCCCCCCTGAAATGAGGCAACCATGAAACACGCAGCCCGCGCCGCACTGGCGCTCATTCTGGCCGCCTTGCTGTCCCCATCCGCCTGGGCTCAGTCAATGATGCCGCCTGGCACGCCAGCCACACCGGGCACCGCATGCGGCGCCGAGGGCGTCGGGCTCGACCCGCTATCGCGCGCCGTCGTGCGCGGAGCGTATCCTGGCCAGCGGGTTGACGAGCGAGGCAACTGGGTGCAGTGCAATCGGCCCTGCATCGGCGACAGCAAGCCGCGCGAGTGGATGGCCAATGGCAATACCTGCACCACGGCCAGCGCTCGCGGCTACTCCGGCGTCGACGATCAGCGCTTGAACCGCGTCCTGCTGCACGGCACCTATGGCGTCTGGCGGCAGGGTGACGGTCCGACGATGGGCGTGCTGGTAGAGCGCTGCGACGATGGCGTCCGCACTGTCGCCCATTCGTCGTGCGTCCAGGTCGCTGCCGAGCCGGTCGCGCCAGCGTCGGCGGCGCCTCCAGCAAGCGCTCCGACCCCGGTTGCCGCGCCAGGCTGCGGGCGCGCCACGGTGCGGCGAGACGGGCTGACGGCAGTCTATGCCGGCCCGCGTCTGCCGGAGGGCGCAAGCGCCGTCGTGAGATTGGGGGCGCGAGACGTTCGCGTCTGGTGCCGAAATGGCCGGCTGGTTTAAGGGATGCCGATGACACAGGATCAGCGCACAGAAGCAGTCACCAGCGCATGGCAATCGGCGCCATCACTGGCCGCGATCATGACATGGCTCGCAGGGCTAACAGTTGAAAAGTGGCTAGGCGTTGTTGGCATCGCTTTCATCGGCTTGCAGGCGGTCGGCTACTTGTGGCGGCTGCGGCGCGACATGCGGCGAGAGGCTGAGCGAGTCAGGCTGCAATCGATGCAGGACACAGACCGAGGCGAGCTGACGTGACCATCACACCGGCCCTGCTGCGCGCGGCCGTAGGCTGTAGCCAGGATCTGGCCGACACCTACGCCGAGCACCTGAGCGTTGCCTGCGGTCACTACGGCATCGACACGCCCGAGCGGCTGGCTGCACTCCTGGCCCAGATTGGGCACGAGAGCGGCAGCTTCAGGCACACGCGCGAGCTGTGGGGGCCGACGCCGGCTCAGGCGCGGTATGAGGGCCGGGCCGACCTGGGCAACACCCAGCCAGGCGACGGAGAGCGCTTCAAAGGCCGGGGCCTGATCCAGATTACCGGGCGCGACAACTACAGGCGCACAGCAGAGCGCATGGCCCAGCTTGGGGCGCCTGACTTCGAGGCCACGCCCGAGGCGCTTGAGTCGCCGAAGTGGGCCGCTTGGTCGGCATGCGACTGGTGGGCCGCGCACGGGTGCAATCGGCTTGCAGACGCTGGCGATTTCGTCGGACTGACCAAGCGCATCAACGGCGGGCTCAACGGGATCGGGGACCGGCAATTTCGCTGGGAGCGTGCAAAGCAGGCGCTTGCTGTCGCGCCTGCGCCTACACCATTGCCCGAGCCGGAAAAGCCCGCTATCGCCGATCCTGGCCCCGTGGCGGCCGATCCTGAGCCAACCACAAACACATGGAGGTCACGCATGGCCCCGTTCCTTCTCGCTGCACTGCCAGCCATCATCGAAGCCATCCCCAAACTGGGAAAGCTGTTCGGCAGCGGATCTCAGGTCAGCGAGCGCAATCTCGCGGCCGTGGAGCTTGCTGTCGGCGCCGTCAAGGATTCGCTGGGCGCAAAGACCGAACAAGAGGCGGTGCAGATCCTGCAAACCGATCCGGCTGCGGTGGCGACTGCTACCAAGGCAGTCGACGCGATCTGGTTCCAGTTGACGGAGGTCGGAGGCGGCGGAATTGACGGAGCGCGCAAGGCTGATCGAGCGGCTGCCGCTGCCGGCGACATGCTGCACAGTCCGTCATTCTGGGTCACGCTGGCGCTGCTGCCGCTGGTCTACATGGTTGTCGGCAGCGTCGTCGGGCTGTGGGGCGAGTCCTGGCCAAGCGACGTGCGAGCGGCCATCGCAACGGCCATCGTGTCGTTGGTTGTCGGCGGGGCTGCTGGTTATTTCTGGGGCACCAGCACGTCACGCAACAGGGCGCCAGCGCCGTGACTCAAGTCCAAACCAGCCACACATAGGAGTGATCCATGAAGGCATGCGTACTTGCACTGTTCGCCGCGTTTAGTGCTCATGCCGAAGTCGTCGGCATCGTGCAGTTGAGCGCTGGTGCGTCGCTGCGGCTGCACAGTGAGCCCGGCATCTGCGTCGGGCCTGCCCGCAAGGCCGAATACGTGCCGCTGCACAAGCCGGTGATCGTCGGCTGCTGGGTGCTGCGGCCGGACGACACAATCACGGTTGCGTTTCTCGACGGCGATGCGGGCGTGGTGCCTGTCGCCGCTGTGCGCAAGCCCGAGCCGATGTGATGGACACCCGGCCCGTTGATCTGTCAGCCCGGCAAGCGACAGACTGGAAAGTGCTCTACGGCGACAGGCATCAGTTCACCGCCTACTTCCCAGACTACGAAAAAGCGCAGCAGTACGCGCGCACGCATCACGGGATCATTGTCCCGCTGGCGCCGGTTTAGGGCAGGCGTATCACGCGGGCGCAGGACAGGGCCGTTTCGCGCGCCTTTTGCGCTGTGACGCCTTTGCTTGTGGCGGCAACAACATCGGCGGCCCCTTCGCACAGGCCGGCGCATCGCTCTCGCTCGGCTGCGGTGGCCGCACGCCATGCGGCCTCAGCCATGGCCTCGTTGTACATCGGGTGCGCGCTGTAGCTTTCGCGCCAGTCGTCATACGTCATATCGCTTGCCCCATGCATCACACATCACCTGGGCGCCAGATCATTGCGGCGCTAGGCCTACAAGTCGGGCCACTTTTCGACAGTGATGCTTAGACCGTCGCCCCATCGCACGGGCGTTGATTTGTCCATGGGCAAAACAGGTCCGTAGTTTGGCTTTGCCACAGCATCACACTTGCCGTCAGCCGTCACAGAGCACGGCTCACCAGGCGCGCAAAGCGATGAGCATCGCTGCACAGACATGGCCGCGTCGATTGCCTCATCCAGTCGCGATCCTGACGGCAGTTCGTGGCCCAGCTTGACGGCATCCTTCGGGTCGCGCACCACGGCCAGCGGTGCCCGGCTCCAGTGCTGATCCCTTAGCCACCGATAACGCTCGGCATCATCCGTATCAGCGATGCAGCGCGCATTCAGCGCTTCGGCATAGGCGCGAATTTGCGCAAGCTCTGCGCGGGCCTCGTGTAGCTCGGCAGTGGCCTTGTGCAGGTTTTGCAGGACTATCGCGCTCATAGAGTTACTGCTCACTCGAACAGCTGTGATCTTATGCTATTCGCGCACGTAGCACGGGTTCTGCTGTATGTGCATCCAGTGTCTGTTATAATGCGCTTGCCATTGGTACCAGCATTGGCAGAGAATCTTCGAGCCGTCAGGCTTGCTGCTTCGGCCCATACGGGCAACGTGCTGGTACCACGGAAGCGGCGAGCCTGACGGCTTTCTCGTTTCCGGTCAGCCAGAGCGGCGACTGATGTGGCGCAACAGGAAGCGGGCGATAGTTGGCCCCACCGCAAAACAGACAAGCGCTTACTGGCAAGTCGGCGCGCGGACCTTGGATGGGGACCGCAGGAACGGGGCAGCAAGGTGTCAGTCGTCCGGCCCACGATACGGGCGCCCCGGAAATCGAACATCCCGCGCGAGCGAGTGCATCCGACATCGGAATGCAAAAGAGGGGGCAGGACACCCCTCGGCTTGCCCTATGGCGATCCCAAAAAAGAACCCCCACGCGCCGATTGCTCGACTGTGGTGGCCATGTACAGAGGGCGGCGATCAGCCCGGTCGGCTCCCGCAAGCGGGAGTCTCACAAGCCCCTTGCGGGAAGACGGCGCACAGTTTATCAAATGATGGACGCATGCAGCCTGCGCATTTGCCCTCACGGCTGCGCTGTTGCGGCCCGAGGTGGGCCTATGCCGGCTTTGTCACCCCGCGACGGGTGCCGGCTTCGGGCTTCGCGTTGCCCGGCAGCGCATGCGTGATGGCCGCCCGTTACGTGGGCGAATCGGCTCGATTAAGCGTCATCGGGCTAAGCACCGGCAACCACTCGCGCGGCTAGGGAGCCTCGATTGTATGTGTTGCCGGCACAGGATGCAGTAAGCTGCCTGTAGGCGAGGGCGGCCAGGTAGCCCCAACCCTGCGCGCTGCGCTTGACCCTCGGGCTAATTGTAGGCGCGGCCCCTAGAAAATCCCGAAGTGCGCCGAAAACCTCAATGCTGACAATACATACGGTGCAGGCCGGGTGCACCAGTACCAGTGACGCATACGCCCCAACAAAAGCGCGCACAAGCGCACTTTACCTATGTAGAACGTCGCACGAAGTCACGCATGATCGGGACGGCATCCCGCCCAGATCCCTAGAGCATCCCGAAGTGGCCCACGTCCGCAAGACACCCAACGGCTGGCAAGTCCAGATCGAGCGCAAAGGCGTCCGCAAGTCAGCCACGCTGCCAACCAAGTCTGCCGCCACCCAGTGGGCGGCCCAGGAAGAGGCCGCGATCCTGTCCGGCGCCCTGAGTCGATGGCCGAGCAAGACTGTCGCCGACGCCATCGACAAATACGTGGCCGAGGTCAGCTCGACAAAGCGCGGTGCCAGGCCCGAGGGTCTGCGCCTGGCAGCATTCGCGCGAGACAACCCCGCGCTTGCCGGCAAAATCATCAGCGAAGTGACGACGGCGGATCTTGCCGTATGGCGGGATGCAAGACTCAAGCGCGTCACGCCGGGGTCTGTGCAGCGTGAGATTGGCACGCTGCGCAACGTCTGGACGATTGCGGCCAAGGAATGGGGGTGGACGCCTGATCCAAGCCCGTGGCGGGCTCTGAGGATGCCGGGCGACAACGCGCCCAGGGATCGGCTCTACGGCTGGCGCGAGATTCGACGCATCATGCGGCGCTGCGGGTTCGTCAGCGGCAAGCCACCCAGGACTGGCCTACAGGCCGTTGCGTGGGCTTTTCTCGTGTCGCTGAGGACCGCCATGAGGGCCGGCGAAGTGCTGAGCCTGACGCGCGAGTCTGTCGATTTGCAGCGGCGCGTGGTGACGCTGACGCAGCACAAGACGCTGGAGGTTGTCGGAAAGCGCCAGGTGCCGCTGACTCCGGCCGGCGCTCGGGTGCTGGGCGTGCTTGTGGCCGCGACTGATGACAAGCTGATCCACCTGTCGCCGTCAAGCCTAGATGCGCTGTTCCGCAAGATGTCGAAGCAGGCGCTGGTGACGGACGCGCACTATCACGACTCGCGCGGCACTGCGCTGACAAGCATGTCTCGGCGCATGAACCCGATGCAGCTCGCGCGCGTCAGCGGCCACAAGGATCTGAGCTTGCTTTTGGCGGTCTACTACCGAGACACAGCCGCCGACATTGCGGCGCAGTTCGCGGCTAGGCGGTAGGCAGATCGGCGATCTTCTGCGCCACCCACAGCGGCAGAGAGCACCCACCGCGCCCATCAGGCAGGCTCACGGCCACGCCAGGATCGAAGGCATACACGCGAGCGCCTAACCTCTGCTCAACGGCATCCGTGAGCTTCCTCCACTCGCTCAGGTATCGCCGTGTGCTCGCCGTGAATTTGCCGCTCGGCAGTTTGAATTGCTTGCTCATTTTGTCCATTGGTTGAGGCGCCGGCCGAACAGATCAATCAAGCCGACCCTTCGGGCGGCTTATCGGGTGGCGTTGGGCCTTCCATACACCTCCCAGCATGGCGCCCGGCCGCCGTTCGCCAGTGCGGTCGGCGCCACCTGCACCAGCCGCGTGATGACCTTGCCGTCGTGCAGCTTGCCCGACTGGAAGGCGTGCGGTGTGTGCGTCATGAACAGCAGCGCGTCGGCGTGTTTGGCTTTGTAGTCGCGCCAGAACCACCAGCGCACAGCCGCAGCAATGGCGGCTACCAGGGCGGCGGCAATCAGTAGGTATTCGGCCATGGTCACGCTCCGGCTACAGGCCCAACTGGGCGGTCGAGGCAACGGCCTCTGGCTTCTGTTCCATGTTCACTCCTTCGGTTCTTGCCGTGCCTCGCCTTTGGCGTTAGAGCGCGCTTCCGCGTGGCACTCGTAATCGTGCTCGCAGCGGGTGCAGTTACCGCCGATCTTGTCGCCCTCGAACTTGTCGCAAACGGGCGGCAGGTTGTACGGATCGCCCCATTCCATGTGGTCACAAACGCAGCCTTCCGGGCGCTTGATTTCCGGCTCGTTCAGTCTCCCGCCGCAATGCGGACAGCATTCAATGTGCATTGTCTTTCTCCGTAGCAATGGCGCGTTCTAACCCTACGGTGCAGCCGACCGAGGAACAGCCGCGTTCGTTTCTTTACCTCCCCCGCCTCAAATTGACCCTCTGCGCCGCTGCGCTATCAGCACCAGCGTATGTCATGCCGAGCAACGTCGGCACCTGAATCGCAAGCGACTGCACGCGATCTCGCAGTTCAGCGAGCTTTCGTTCTTCGGAGCTACTTTCTGGCACGATGGTTTGCAGCACGCCATCGGTGTCGTTCAGCGCACGGAAAGCCAGCAGCATCCAGTTCCGGTGGCTGGCGGATTGCTCAATGCGGAGCTGCTCCTGCTTGCCGGCCTCATAGCACTCGCGCCCGTACAGATGCAGCGCGCCGAGCTCCATCTCGCTCCACGTCATGGTGTGCGGCTCTGGGTGGCCCGGCACGTCAGGCTGTTTGATGTAGTCGCTCACGGCTTCTCCTTCGGCTTCGCCCACCCCATCACCTCACTGATCTTCCACTTGCGCTTGCGCGAACTCGGCGCAATCGCAGGCGGCGGGAAGCCAGGCGCGTGCACGTAGCGGTCCCGCACGGTGCGGACTGACGCGCCCAGGATGCGTGCGATTGTGGGGATGTCTGCTAGGTCTTCCATCAATGTTCCAATCATGCAAGCTGGCTGCGCGCCGCCTCGCGCCACTCGTCGCGCCGACTCTCTGCCTGCGCCGTCACGCTGGGCCGCTTGCGGATCAGGGCGCGCACCTTGGTCGCAATCTCCGTCGCCGACAGCAGGCCCACCCGCTCGTCGTCGATCATCGTCGCGTGCTGGTCGCATCGGCCGCCAGTCGGCACGTACAGGTCGATCACGATGCGCTGCCAGTGGGTCAGTGGCACGGGTGGTGCGTAGGCAGGCGGCAGGGTGGCGGCAATGGCCTCGCGGCGCGCGTCGGCCTTGGCCCTGCGGCGACGCAGCCCGTCCGGGTTGTTGACGTGTGCCCAGCGGCTACGGTTGCGCTTGCGACTTTTCATGGTTGCGGTAACGACGTGTTAGGCCCTAAGCACGGCACTCAGCCGATCAATCACCGCGTCGCAGTCTGCAATCGGGCGCGTCTGCGCTCGGTAGTGGCACAGCGCCTGCAGCGCATCACTCAGTAAGCGCGCCTCTTCCTTCGGCACTTCGTGCTCGTGTCCGCATGCTTGGCACCTGCCGATCCAAGGCCCGCGTCGGAGTGTCTCGTTCTCGCGGCGCAGCCGATATGCATTCATGTGAAGGTTGTTGTGCTTCTCCAGCAGCGCGCGGTGCTCAAGCCACAGGTCGGCAAGCGCATCGGCAGCATCGCGCATCAAGGCCGTCTCGTGCTTCATCGTCACGCACCCCCGCAGCCGATCCACCAGCGGGCCTAACTGGTCGTTCGACCGGAGAGCCAACGGCTCGGCGGTCTGCGCGCCGTCGCGCGCTTCGGGGTGTTCATTGGTCATCGCGTTGGCTCCCGGTCAACTTTGCGTTAGCCGTCTTCATGCGAACAGCCGCTCTTGTGCCTGTGCGCGGGCAATCCGCTCGCAGGCAATATCAAAGTACCGGCGTTCGCGTTCAATCCCGACAAACTGTTTACCCATGTTGGCGCACGCTACGCCGGTCGTCCCGCTCCCCATATACGGGTCGCAAACCGTTTCCGCCTTCGGCGCGAACGTCATCGCCCATTCAATCAGCGCCACCGGCTTTTGCGTCGGGTGTTCGTTTCCGTCTCGGCGCGGCAGCGTCTTGGTTCGGGCGGCAAAGCTCAGGCTCGTCCAGCACAGTTCAATGTCGGCGAGTGAAAACCCTGTTTCTGCTTCGGGCTTCCGCCAGCACAGCCACCCGCTTGTGGCCGGCAGCATGTCGGCAAAGTAGTTGCCGCCCCAAACCATGAGCGTGCCGGCCTTCTCTCGCATCAAGCCGAACACCCAAGCCGGCGGCGTCGCGTTGTCCCAATCGGCTTTCTCCCATGCTTCGTTGTCCCGTATCGAGCTATGCGCCTTCACCTTGTCTGCGCCAATTCCATACGGTGGGTCGGTCAAAATCAGGTCGCACGCTGGCAACACCGGCAGCACTTCGCGGCAGTCTCCGTGCCACAACTCGGCATTTCCAATAGTGATTTTCTCCGCCATCGTCATTCCTTTTCTTCGTAGCCACCAGCCGGCTAACATTGCGGTCAACAGGACCGCCGAAATAAGCTCGTCTCGTTTACTCAACCTTGGTCACGCGGCGGCCTGTTACCTTGAACGTTATGCAGCATCAACAGCCGGCCGGCGCAGCGTGTCGGCCAGTGCCGTCGCCGCCTCTTGCGTGGCGAATACCGCAAGCACCTTCCAGCGCGGCAGCCAATGCCCGCCATCCCCCATTTCTTCTGAGAACGTGGTGCAAACGTCCAACGCCACGGCCGCGTATCGCTTCATGCGGTCAAGCTCGGCTTGCAGGCGCTTGCGTTCCTCTTCCAGTTCGGCCGCGTAGCGCCAGCCCTCGCGGCACGCTTGCCGAAGGTCGGCTAGTTCGGTGTCGGCTTCGTCAAGTCGCGCATCGTCACCACGGCACGCTGCCAGGCCACGCGCCACTGCAAGCTCGCGTTCCACAAAGCCGCCGCCACTGGTTGGCCTGCTGCTGCGCACGTTCGCGCAGGTGTCCATCACTGGCGCCGCGTAAAGTGGCAGCGCACGCTGGCCTAGATTGACATTTGCCAGCAGCGGGTCGGCTGTGACAAAAGCGTCTCGTCCGTCGTTGTTGACGACCATCCATGCAACAGGTTCAGTCACTGCGGCTCCTTTGCTTTGTCAATTTGTCGCGCCAGCCACTCAGCCCCAAGGCGCTTCAACTTTTCCCAGCGCGCATCGTTCAATCGCACGCTGCGCGGCTTGGTGGCCTCTTCTGCCGGCAGGGGCTTTCGCCCCTGGCCTCGCCCTGGGCCGCCTCGCATCACGCCACCGCCTTTAGCGCGGTCAGCGGCAGGGACATTTCGCCGCGCCGAGTTTTGCCAGTCACTTCGTCGTACTCCTTCACCTGCGCGTACTGTTCGCCGCCGATGGTGCGAAAGGCCAGGATCACGAACTTGCCGAACTTGCCTGCGACGATTTGGTTAACTTGAAAGCCGTTCATTTGCTGTCTCCGGGTTGGTGTGTCGATGGGTGTACTGTAGTACGACAATCAAACATCCGCAAGGGGTCTAGCAAAAGAAAGTTGTAACACTGCAAACAATGGCGCGCTCCGGCGCTAATGCTGCCTAACACTTCGCTCAAGCCGACGCCTGGCGGCGCGGCTTACCTCGGACGTTATGTGTCTCGAACTCGTTGCACACTCGCTTCCATCCCCAGTTGCAATCGTGCGGGTTGCTTTTCGGCTGGTAGAAACGTGGCTTGTGTTTCTTCGCGCATGTGAGCACATCGAATGCAGGCGGCCCGCGATACAAAAACCACTTCACGCTTGCATGCTTGCACTCGTCGCAATGGCTCGCCTTCTTCATCGTGGTTTCTCCCACCCAGTGAGCCGCTTGCACTTGTGACAGATCACCGCGCAGTAAGCCAGCCCAAATAAGCGACGCCACCCACTTTGAACCTCGCCGCGCATGAATTCAGGAAACGGCTCGCCGCAGTGCTTGCACTTCTCTCTGGCGTATGGCGCGTTCCTCAGTTTCTCGCATTCAATTGGCATCTTGTTTCCTCCACCAGACACATAACCATTCCATCAACCGGACAGCCTCCGGCTGCCGGTTATGTCAAACGTTGGCCGTCACGTTCCGCACCCGAAGGGCGAGCCGCAGCCGACCACAAAAAGGTCATCCATGCCGGGCTTGTATTGCCCAGGTGAGTATTTCGCCCACTGGATGGCCTGCTCAATTCCTACCGCCCCGCCGTGCTTCGCGGCGCGGAACATCGGCTGCCCTACATCGGCTTCGAGTGCGGCCGTCTTGCCAATCTGCCGGCCGCTCAACCGCCGCAGATCGTCGCGGTTCGCATTCACGCATGGGCTGCATTCGTCGCTCCGGTGCGGTAGCTTCTTCACGCCTGCGCGCGTCAGCAGTGCATCGCGGTCGCCGTCCGAGTGCAGGTAGAGCGGGTGCCACAGCCGGCGCTCGCCATGGTATTCGCTCGCCTCAATCCATTCCGGCGTGTCCTTGCGGTTCTCGCTCTCGTCGCGGCGCTTGCCCACCATCACAACCGCCGTGCGCTCCGGGTCGGCCTCGTCGATCCATTGAAGGAAAGGCAAGCCTTTCAGCCATGCGGTGCAGAACTGCTGCCCGTTGCCGGGGAAGCCTTTTTTCATCCGCACCAGCGCTTCCATGCCCATGCTTTGCAGTTGCACCGTTGCGAACCCCAGGCGCAGCGCCAGCGCCTCGCCTTCTGCTACGCGCAGTTCCCAGCCAGGCGCGGCCCAGCCGGTGTCGCAGTAGGCAACCGTCACGCCTTGCAGGCCGTGTTCGTGCGCCCACTGCATCATCGCCATGCTGTCGTTTCCGTAGCTCGCTGAAATCACATAATCCATCGTCTATCTCCGGTGCCGGCCAACTCGTCGCTCAAGCCGACCTGTCGCATAAAGCCGCGCCAGGCGGCTTAGCTAGGTCGTTAGGCACCACGAATGCGCCGCGCCATCGCAGCCGCTTCGTCCCACTCCGCAACCATGCGGGCGTCGGTCGCGTTCCCGCAGTCGCAGCGCTCGCAGTTGCAAGGACGCGGCCTTGTTGGCTCGCACAGTTTGGCGCACCGCTCGCGCTCTGCGTCCACGGCTTTGCGCACTTCGGCCAGCGCATAGGCCTTCATGTCGGCGCTGGTGTACGCAAAGCACCACGGCTCATTGCCTGGAGGCAGCGGGCCTAACCCGTCGTTCAACGGGAGCCCCAACGGCTGGCCGCGCTCGCTGTTCTCGGTATGCTTGGTCATGTCGCTTACTAGGGGTCCAGTTCCACCGAGCGGCGCGCGTCAATCACGCGGCGCATCTCGTTCAAAAATGCGGCGCCGCTGTCGGCCGCGAACTCGCGGCACAGGCGCTCGATAAAGTGCCAGTCTGGGTGCAGGCACAGCCAGCGGAAACGCACCGCGTCTGCCACCACGTCAGGGTTGTCAATCGTCACGGTGATGTGTCCGTCAGCCATCGTTCCTCCTAAAACGGTATCCCGTCATCGTCAGCGTATCCAGGCCGCTGGCGCAGCGGCACCAGCAGTGGGTCATCGTTCTGTCTGTGGCGCTCCCACAGGGCAAAGTACCGTTGCAGCAGCGGTGGTGGTCGCTCCGGCAGCTCGTAGATATGCCGGCCGTAGAAGCGCGCCATCCAGTCGGCCTGCTTGTAGGCTTTGCGCGTCCACCTGAATCTCTTGCGTGCCATCGTCAGTGCTTTCGTTCACGGTGGGGCCTAACACGCCGGTCAAGGGCGACCGGCCCTAGCGGGCCGGCGCCTTACCGGCAGCGTTAGGCTCGCCATTTGGTCGCCACTTTGTGTTGCCAGCTTCCGTCGCCACGCATGTACCGCAGCGCACCATGCGCGGCACCGTGTTTGCATGACTGGCGTTGCATGTGTCGCAGGTCTTGTTGAGCACGCTGCATTTCTCAACACACATCGACTGGCAGGGTTGCCCGCCAATAGGGCAATAGTCCGGTCGCGTCATGGCTCAAGCCCGTGATTCTTGGCAGAGCCTTCGCTGTTATCGGCGTCGTCTACTGTGCGAATCAGCCTTGCGCATTCCTGCGCGCCTACCTTGGCGCCGTGGCGTTTGCCGCTGTCGCAGATGCGCGCCCACTCGTCGCACAGCTTGGCGCAGCGCTCCCGTTCCTCGGCAGTGTGCATCGCGCTAGCAATGGTCCACGCGGCCATCCAAATGTCTTGCACATGCCGTGGCGCCACGGCCCAGGTATGTGCGCCGTTGTCTACGGACGCATAGCGTTTTTCGTATGCCTGTTGCGGTGTCATCTTCAGTCCTTTCGTTTCTGGTCACGTCATCGTCCTTCCAATCTCGGCGGCTGCTCTGGTGATGGCGCGGCGGGTGGCGGCGCAGGGGTCGTTGTTGACTTGTTCCTCAACGCCTGTCCAGTCGGCAACACCAGCGATAACACTCCCGCCGTCTTGCCCGAGGAAAGACATCGGTCGCAGGTATAGGTGCAGCTTCACAGCCAACTCCAGCGCTTGGCCTGAGTCTGTGAGTGGATCCCACCACGTACACACACCGGCCAATGCGAGCGCTACAGCGTTAGGCATTGCAGCCTCTCGCTCAGCCATCAAGCTACGGTTGATGGTGTACCCAGCCGCCTTCGCTGCCAGGATGAGCATTTCGCGGTCTGTCACTGCTTCGGCTCCATTTCAAGATCCATCACATACCGATAAGCGCTGTGCTGCTCTCGGGCCGTAGCCGTGCGGTACACGCCTTGCGCCCTGTCGAGCGCAACATCAACAGCCGCCGCGTCAGACGCTCGCCACTTCCACTTGCGCCCGGCAAGCTGTACCAAGCACTCCATGCCTCCGCGCATGACTCGTGCATCAGGCGTATCGCCCAGGTCGCGCTGATCGAGCACGCGGATAGCGACTGCCAGCGTGCGTGCTGCTGCAAGCCCGTCTAGCCGCGCGTCTTCGCCGTCAGCAAGCATCCGCAGGCGGATCGAGAAGTCGCGCACCGCTGCTTGCAGGTTATGCCTTGCCACAGCGCGGCAAATCGGGTTGCGTGCGATGTTGTCGCTGACGAGAAGGAAGTCGGGTGCCATCGTCGTGACTATTTGATCGTCAATCGATCACGCGCAACGATCCTTGCGCCGCCGACTTCTTTGCCCATCTCAAGCGCAGCACCAATCGCGCGCTTGTCAGGCTCAGTCGTCGCAGGGATGACTCGCATGTACTCTGCCGGCACCTGGGCCGCGTCGAAAACTTCAACTGACTTGTCGCGTCCGACCGAAAGAGTCGCAGTCAGCACACAGCGTTCGTCGCTGATTTTCGTGATGCCTGCGGCCGCCATGTGTTCTCGCAGGTAGGTGCGCAGCCAGTCGGCGCGGCGCTTGTGGGCCTTGACCTTCGTCTGCAACTCTTTGACGTACTCCGCCGCCATGTCGGCTTCGCGCTCCGTTTGCAGGATGTACGCCGCAACAGCCGTGGCCTTGGTGGCGACGATGGCGCGGGCCTGTTCGTACTCGGCCGGTAGCTCTCCGGTTTCGGAGTCGATCTGATCGAGCAAGTCACGCACGGACTCGACGGCGCTGTGCAAGGTGATGCCGCTCATGCTGCCACCTTCGGCCATGCAGCCGTGAGCTTTGCCTGCGTTTTCTCGTCAAGGTGTGCCCAGATCGCGTTCAGCGTCTGTTCGTCCATCGAAGCCATCGATTCAGCCGCGCCGGTAGCGTCGCCAGCTGCAACGCCTACAGCGATGCGTGATGCGCGAGCCTTCGGGCTCATGTCGATAGCCGGCTTGTCTGCCTTTGGGTTAGGCTTTTGCTCGGGCTTGGGATCCGGCCGTTTGCTGCCAGCGTTGCCGTCATCATCCTCTGGCGCAATGCCGCATGCGCTCATCAGGCTGTAACGGCGCGCATAGGTCAGTGCAGAACCGTAGCCCTGCGGGTCTTGCTTTGCGGCAGGAACGTGCAGTGGTCCGCACGACAGCGACTCGCCGGACTCGTGCACGAACACAGTCTCGACGGTCACACCAGACTCGCACGGAAGCGTGCGTTGGATCAGAGCAATCCCGTTTGCGTTGAGTGCTTCGATCACCGCGTCGATGCAGGCGCCGAGGTCTGCATACTTCGAGCGGAATGCAGGGTTCGTCTTGTCCTTCAGGGCCGGCCCGAAGTCGCGCTGTGCTTTGACAAGCGCGCCGCTGACTTGCTTGCAGTCGTTCATTCTTCGTCCCCACAGTAGGTTCCTGCCGGGTCAATCTGTTGCGGATCGTCGGCCGGCTGCTCGGCCGAATAGTCATCGGCCTTCACCGGCTCAACCGGGAACGGCCAGGGAGTGAGCATCAGGGCTTCGATGTCGATCATGATTTCTTCCTCGGTGTTAGGTGGGCCTGCCGCCCTCTGGGTCCACAGTGCGCGGGCAGCGCGTAGGCAGGCCCGGAAAACTCAGGCGGCAATGGCCGCGATTGCTGCGATGGCGATCAAGGCAGTCAAGACAACCGTCATCACCGCGATAAAGGCGCCTTCAGGTGCTGCGTTGTCGTAGTCGTCGGCTCCGACATCTGTCGCGGCCTCGGCGGCCTGCGGCGTGAATTGCTTGTCACAGACAATGGTCATGCTGCCTCCAAAAATGAGGGGACTGTTACGCGCTTGCTTGCGCCGTAGGCATTTGTCTCGCGCTTCAGGCCAGTGACTTCGGCCATCACGGCATCGCGCGTTTCAGCGCTCAGGCTTTCGGCCATGGCCTGTGCATCGCGTTCCTTGCGGCGCAGGTTTGACACGACAGCGCCCTCTGCCTTGCTGGCAAACACATGCACATGCACGTCGCGTGTTTGGCCGAAACGCCAGGATCTGCGGACAGCTTGATAGAAGGCTTCGTAGCTGTCCGTCACCCCGACGAACGCCATGCGTGCGGCATGCTGTGCATTGATGCCCCATCCCATGATCGAAGGCTTGCTAATCATGATTGGGCGCTCGCCGGCCACCCATCCAAGAATGGCGGCTTCTTTCGCGTCCGGCGTCATCGGGCCGCGCACTGAAAAAGCGCGATCCCCGAATGCTCGCTCTAACGCGTCCTGCTCGTCGTTGAGTTCAACCCAAATCAGCCATGCTTGTTCAGGTAAGCAATCGCCGCAAATAGTCGACCCACGTCGTCCTTGAACTTGCCAAGCCCCTGGTTGCAGTTCATGCAAAGAAGCCCGCGCACACGCCCCGTCTTGTGGCAGTGATCCACCAGCGGAAAGAAGTTGAGGTTCGTCGTGTCCTCGTGCCCGCAGATCGCGCATCGGCCGTTCTGTGTCGCCAGCATGTCTAAGAAGTCCGATGTTTCGATCCCGTACTGCTTCAATCGCTGCGCCTTCCTGGCCTTCGGATTCGACGCCTGCCACTCCTTCACCGTGGCCTTGTGTTTGTCCCGAAATTCTGAGTCGGCGCGGTACTTCTCCCGGCGCTTCGCATTTCTTTGCGCTTTCTGCTCTGGCGTTGTTTTTCTCTTTTCCGGGTTCGCCTTCGCGTAGTTCCTCATGTATTCCGCTCTGGCCGCTTTGTCCGCTGTCGATTGAGCATTTCTCCTTGCCCTGTATTCCGGGTCTGCTGCGGCCTTCGCTTTGCGCGCTCCCGCATACTCTTTCTTCCAGGCCATCAACACCTCGCTCTGCGTTTACCACCGCTACACACGATGCAACTCTCTCGGCCAGTGAAGACCGGCGCGCGTCACGGCGCTCGCTCAGGCTCTGCGCTTCAGCCGCGAACAACATGCCGTCTAGCGGGCGCTCATAGTCGACCTGATGCTCGTGCATGTGCAGCGCTGGAAGCTCATATGCGCTGTCGTCAAATCCCAGGTCTGACGGCTTGCGGATCATGGCGCCCCAGGTGCTGACCCAAGCCCAGAACAAGTGCCGCGCGTGGCCCTTCAGGCGCCATACGCTCGTGTCGCCGCCGTCATGGCAGAAGTATTCGGCCAGCATTTCCTGCCGCGTGCACACGCCCAGGAACTCGGCATGTGTGCCCAACTCCGTCCAGTCGTTCGGAGCCGGTGTCGCAGTTGCGCACAGCTTGAACTGTGTATCTTTGAAGGCGTCCAGCAGCGTGCGCAAGGTCTTGGTGTCGTGGTGCTTGATGCAGCTCGACTCATCCAGCACAACGCCTCCAAAGCAGCCAGCATCGAAGCGGTGCAGACGTTCGTAGTTCGTAACCACGATGCCGGCATCCGTCGCTTGTTCATGACTTCTGGCCTGCGCTGCTTCGATGCCGATCGATCGCGCCTCTTGCACTGTCTGCTGCGCCACGGCCAGCGGCGCCAGGATCAGCACTGGCTTGCCGGTGTGCCGCTGCACGGCGTCAGCCCATGCCAGCTGCATGCGGCTCTTGCCAAGCCCGGTATCTGCAAAGATCGCGGCCCGGCCCCGCTTGATCGCCCACTTTGTCAGCGCAAGTTGATGCGGGAACATGGAGGCAGGCAAGCGCACGTCTGCCGTTATGCCAGTGGCCGGCACAGTAGACAGCTTGCGGCGCACAAAGTCTGCGTAGTTCATGCTGCAAACAGGTCCATGGTTTTGGCGGTGGCCGCCGCCAGGTTGCGCGCGGCCTGCTGAAAATAGCTGGTCTTGAGTTCGACGCCCACAAAGCGCCTGCCCATTTCCAGCGACACATAGCCCTCACTGCCGATGCCCATGAACGGGCTCAAAACGATGTCACCAGGGTTTGTCCACAGCATCACGCCACGCCGGATAACTTCGAGCTGGAGCGGGCAAATGTGGCGCTCGTCGTCGTGCTCGCGGGCGCTCATGTATTGCAGCGTGTCGGACGGATTGATGTCCATCCACACGGGGCTTGCCACTTTCTGCCACAGATCCACCGGATACTCGTCCGGCGTGTGTGTGACCCGCTCGCACTCGCCCGGCGCGCGGACTGTGATGAGGTAGTCAGGGATGCCCATGCGGCACATGGCGCTGTTCTCGCGCACGCTCTTGTGCAGCAGGCCCAGCGCCTTGGTGCGCTGCATCGCCGTGACCGGATCTTTCCAGATCGTGGCCTTGGCGTGGTAGATGAACCCGTGCCGCTGGAATGCGCGCAGCAAGTCGCCAGGGAAGTCCTTCAGCCCGATCACGCCGTCGCGCTCTTTGCTGCTGGGCATGTCCATGCAGTGAAAGCTGATGTTGCGGCCAGGCTTCATCACCCGGCGCAGCTCGGCGATGAGGAAGTCGAAATGCTCGAAGAACTCCGCATCGTTGCGCACGTTTCCCATGTCGCGCGCAGACGAGCTATAGGTGTAGAGCGAGGAAAAGGGCGGGCTAAAAATTGAGTACCCAATGCAAGCATTCGGCAAACCCCTAAGAACCTCAACGCAATCCCCGTGGTATGCGGAGTAGTTGCCCGTGACAACTTGGTCAATCACATTGCCGTCCATCGTGTCCCCCTAATAATTCGACTCATCTGCGCCACAGAAACCCCGTACTCGCACGCCAAAACGCATTGCTTTTCGCCAGATGCAGCGCGGCTGCGGGCGGCCATCACAATCTCTGCCGTCAGCTTTGAATGAGGCATTCTGCTACCCCTAGCAATGCGATCCGGCATTCGCTTCGTCCAGTGGTCATCTCCTCGCTGAGGGCCCTTCTTCGGCGCCTTTGTCATGGTCGGGCCTCGCCTCCGCTGCACGTTCTCAGCCGCATGAATTGAGTTCCCGCGGTGTGTCACGTATTCCAAGTTGGACGGCGCGTTGTTTTGCTTGTTTGCGTCTTTGTGATTGACAACATGCCAATCTGGGCGAGGCCCCAAAAACGCCTCGGCAATCGCTTGATGAACGTAGATTCGGTGCCGCTTTCCGTCGCTCAATAGCGTTACCTGTGAATAGCCAGTGGAACTCGCAATCGGTTGTACTGGGCGGCCGACAAAGGTTGATATGCCAGGCTTTGCCCGACGCACATTGCCAAGAGTTGACACCTCATATGTGCCGTCTCTCCACGGCTTCCACGCCTCTTCGCTCATGCCGAGTTCAGAAGAAATGACGGCACGAACACTCACAGCCGTCCTCCATACGCCAGCATCAGCGCCAGCGCGATCCCGATTGCCACGGCAAGCCACCATCCGGCCCAACTGCGCGACTCAAGCCGTGCGCTGCTGTACCCGGTGCTGTACATCGTGTCTGCCAGAGTGCGCGGGGTTCGTTCGTTTCTCATAGCCCCACCTGCCGCAGCAGTTCGTCTGCTTCGATGACGTAGCGATCAGCAGCTTTGAACTGCCCGCGCCGGGCCGATTCGAGCGCCAGCTTCAGGGCGTCGATTGCTTCAGCCAGGTGCGCCACGCCGAAAAGCTCAGGCGTCATGTCGATGACAACGGGCTCAGCCATATGCAGCCTCACGCGCGGCGATTGCTCTGTCGATTGCCTCGTCCGCCAATGCCGCGCGAATCTCTCGCTCTTCGGCTTCGCTGTCGACGTTGATCCAGCGCCATCCGCGGCCGCCAGGGCCTGGAACGCGGACCACTTCGTGGCCCTGAGCCGGCCCGCACGACCGGCAGTCTGTTGCGCCGCAATCGCACTGCATGGCTCAAGCCTCCGCAAGCTCAATGGCTTGCAGTTCGTTGATACGGCGGGCGATCTCGGTGATGCTCGCCTCGAAGGCGGCGCGAAGCTTGGTGCGCTGTTCTTCAAGCGCGCGGATGGCGACCGGGCGCGGGTCGAAGCTGCCGATGTCGGCGGTGATCGTCAACGGGCAGACGACTACGGTTTCGCTGAAGTCTTGCGGCTTGCCTGGATACCAGCGGTACGCCGTGCCCCAGCACAAATCAGCCTTGTCGCTGGTGTCGTAGTACAGCGCGCCCTCGATGCTGATCGTTGCCATTACGCGGCCTCCGCTTCGAGCCGCGAGCCCAGCCCCGAATTCGAGGGGATTAAGACGTATCGGTGCCTGATCTCTACCGTTGCCATTCGTCTGCTCCTTGCCGCTGTTGGGTGCGGCGCGGAACAGAGAATAGGGGCACTAGTGCTAATGTGTCAATAGCCGCGCTAGTGTTTAATCAAAAAAAGTTGCCCATGAAAAGCCCGCCGAAGCGGGCCTAGTGGTGGTGGTGCTGAAGAACGGATGCGGTCAGTCCGTTGAGCAGCATGTGCCGGATGCAGTGGCTACACCGTATGCGGCGCGCGACGATGAGCTATGGGCCGGCTTCCCGTCTATGAAAATGTTCACGTAGATGGTGCCTGTGCGCTGCTGGCTCTGCGCGCTCACGTACAGGAACTCACCTGGCTTGGCGGTGCGTTTGTACGTCCATGGGATCAATGCATCCACTTGCGCGGTCTCGCCCATTGACGGCGCGTAGGTGATGTGGGCTGCACGGCCGGAAAACAATGTCAGCGTTCCGTCGCTGACGGTGTATTCGACCTGTCTGGGCGAGTCGTCTTCCCCTCCGCCGCACCCAGCCATTACCGAAGCAACCGCACACGCGGCAAGCAATCGCATCATCGAAGACTCCCTAGTTCAACACGTTCCACCCGCGCCCGGCCATGCAGCGCTTGATGATGTCTTCCTGCCGGCCGAGGCCATCGTCTGCGCCGTGGGCCAGGCCGATTGCAGCCATGGTGCCGCCGACTTCGTTTCGGTAGCCCTTTGCGGCCAGCAGTACGCCAATCACGCCAAAGATGACTGCGCCAGCTGCTGCCAGCGCTCCCGTGTCGATGCGTCCGCCTGCCATCGCTCGGCACTCGTCAAGATCGGATTGCATGCGGCGCTCTTCCTGGCCTGGGCGGAAATCGACGAGAGGTGTGTAGTTCGCCCCACGCGTGGCGCATCCAACAGTCATGGCTGCACACACAAGGACGGCAGTCAATCTCATGGCGTGCATGCTGTGTCTCCTGGCGCAAATTGCTCGCCGCTCGTGTGGGTGTTGACCGTCATGTAAGCGACATGTAAAAACACGCCCTCACCGGAGAAACCATCATACAAACATGGAGATATGGTGCGCTGACGGCGCGCGCAGAGATGGACGGCAGGATCAGTATTGTGCATATCAGTGGGCTGCTGACTCCGGCAAACAGGACCATGCTGCTCGCTGACAATGCTGAGTGGCTGCGCAGGTCTGGCGCCGTCGCGCAGGTCGCGTCATATGCAAGGGCGGCCATCATGACTACTGCCGATGAGATGTTTGCCAGCTCTGCCGCCGTCCTACGCATAGACAGGTCGCTCGAATGCCCGACCGCTCTATTGGCGTCATCGGAGCACATGGCAATGTTCGACCGATACGCATGGCTCATGAGCCATCTTGGGGTGTGTCGTGCGCCGTTTGATTCGCCTGATCTTGCGCGTCGATGGGCTTGGTATGCTGGGGCGGCGGTAGGTAGGATGCGCCCGCTCGCGTCGCGCGCCCAATCTCCAGCATCAGAGTAGTTAGCAGCACCGTTTTGGCGGCGGTGTTCGGAACTTGATCGAACGCTTGGGCGATGGCGTCGCCTGCCGTGGGCTCGCGTGTCGGCGGCAGATCCAGCAGCAATGCTGCCAAGCGTGGGCTGAAGTCCGCCACGCGACAGCCCAGGCCCGTAGCGAACCCGCGCGCGGCCTTGGCAGATAGCGGCGTCTTGCCGTTGAGAAAAAAGCCTACGGCAGCTTGGTTGCCGATGTCGAACTCGTGCCCGAACGCTGCCTGAGTCCCGTGGCCGCGCGCCCGAAGCTCGGGCTGCTTGCGCTCCCAAATCTCGCGCAACAACGCGGCCTCGTGTCGGTGCTCGTCAGTCACTTTTGATTGCTTGCTCGCCATGCCCGCGATGGTCGATATGCCAGCAAAATCAAGCAAATAGCGCCGCTGTTGACATCCTGCACTAGCGCCGATAGTATTCGGCGAATGAACAACTTCAGGCGAATCCGAGAGCTTCTCGGAATGACGCAAGCGGCGATAGGACAGGCTATCGGCGTCACGCAGGGCAACGTCAGCTTCTACGAACAGGGGCAGACGATCCCGCCCGCCGTAGCGGCTCGTCTTATCAGCGTTGCCAAGTCTCATGGTCACGTCATCACGTTCGATGATGTGTACAGAGAAGCAGAGAGCAAGGCGCTATGACAGAGCCAACTCTCGCCCGCTGCTCCGGCGCCACCGGCTTGCTCCGTCAACCGCTGCCGATCTGCGTCCCGTGTCTGCGCCGCAGGCCGGCCAAAGCAAACGAGATCACCTGGCGCGAGTGGGTGCCCAGCAAAGCGCCTGTCGGCTGGGTTTGCAGCGGCCAGCGCGTACCTGGCGAGGTCGCCTAAATGAACCTCCTCCCCTGCGTGCGGTTTGCCATTGGCGCAGGGTTGCCCGTCGCCGTCCTGGCGGCGGGCCTTTTCTTCCCCAACTGATCTGAGCGGCTTTGTGGCTTGCATATCTTCACTGTCGCTCGCAAACCATGTCCGACGCTATCCGACGACTCGTGAATGAGTAGGAAAGGCACCAAATGACCCCCGCAAGCCTGTTTCACGAGTCCCTGGCTGACGCGCTGCGCGAGTGCATCGCAGTCTGCGGCGGCACCAAGGCAATGGGCGCAAAGCTCTGGCCGGAAAAAGAGCCTGATGCAGCCGGGCGCCTTCTGTCCGACTGCCTGAACGACTCCAAGCGCGAGAAGCTTTCACCTGAGCAGGTGATGTTGATATTGAAGCTGGCGCGCGGGCGCGGATGCCACGCCGGGATGGTTTACCTGTCGCGCGAACTTGGCTACACCGACCCGCAGCCGGTGGAGCCAGAAGACGAGAAGGCCAAGTTGCAGCGCGAGTACATCGAGGCAGCGCGTGCGATGGCAAAGCTGGCCGGGCGCATCGAATCGCTAGAGCGGCCGGCGCTTCGGGCTGCTTGATTTTTGCCGCCTGAAACGCCGGCAAACGCTTTCCCTTCGCCGCAGTGTGACCACCGCCGATCAACCCAGTCCGTGCGCTACACCACATGACACACGACGAGTCACGTAAAGCAGCCGATGCGCCTCGCGCCTATGCCGGGCCTGGGCATGCGTCGAGCTGGGCATGCATCCGGTGTAGCAGGCGGTTTCTGAGTTACGTCGGCCGGGCGAAGTACCGCGTGGCAGGGCTGTGGCAGTGCGCTGAGTGCGCGGCAAGCAAATGAGCTACAGCTCGCATCACGAGCACATCGAATGGGGCGACAAGCAGATCGCCAGATTCAACTTTCGAGTTGCGCTGTTCAAGCGGCGCGGCATGTCAGAGCAAGACGCAGAGACATGGGCAGACCGGCTATTCGAGCGCGACCATGAGCACGACGACAGGCGGATCTGCCTTGAGTGCTTGAACTTTCAGCGCTCGCGGACATGCGCGAAGCGACTTCCAACATCACCAGAGCAGCTTATGCGCTGCGCGGGGTTTGACTGGGTAAGACCGACATGACTTTTGAGTTGCATCCGCTATGCACGCTGTTCCCCCGCATGGGCGGGCCTGAGTTTGCAGCGCTGTGCGCCGACATCAAGATCAACGGCCTGCGATCGCCCATCGTTTTGCACGACGGAATGATTCTGGACGGCGGTAACCGCTACCGGGCATGCCAGGAAACCGGCGCTCGGGCTGAGTTCGTCGAGTTCAGCGGGTCGAGCCCGGTGTCATTCGTGCTGTCGGCCAACCTGCACAGGCGGCACATGACCACCGGCCAGCAGGCGGCAATCGTCGCCAGCGCAACGGACTGGGCAAAGGCACAGCAGCACGGCGGCGACCGCAGATCGGATCAAGGTGAAGCCCTTCACCTTGAAACCTCCAAGCAACGCGCGGCGGTGTCTGGGGCCACGACACGCACGCAGAAGGACGCCGACAAACTGGCGCGCGAGAACCCGGCCAAGGCCAAGGAAGTAGCTCAGGGGAAAACATCGCTGTACCAAGCGGTGAAGGAAACCAAGCCGCCGAAACCTGCGCAAGTTGCGGTGCAATCAAGTACCGAAGCACCTGATGATGACACTAACGGCGCACCCAGCGCTGACGAAGTTGCAGAAGCTGAGCGCTCGGCCGCCGATGACGCCGAGGTGGTGCGCCTGCTGCTGGAGTCCGACGACAAGCTGGCAGCGCTGGCAGACAAGTGCAAACAACAGGCGTCGCTGATTCGCACGCTTGAGAGCCGGATTGCCGGCCTGATGCTGGAGTCGTCCGAGCAAGTCAAGATCATCAAGGGGCTGCGCAGAAAGCTCGATAGCCTGGAGTCTGCGGCGTGAGCGTCGAGCCGCTATTCCCGGAGGACCGGCCGAACTACGCTTCGGCATGCTTCCCGCCGCCGAGGCCATTTCAAGAGTCGTCACATGAGGCGCTCAGAAACGGCATAAGGGCTGGGCATCGGTGCCAAATGCTAATGGCCCCGACAGGCGCCGGAAAGAGCTACCTAGGCTTGCGCGTGGCTCACGAGGCCTTGCTGCGCGGCAAGCGGGCTGTGTTCGTCTGTGACCGTACAACGCTCATCAACCAGACAAGCGAGGCGGCGGACCGCTATGGGCTGAGCGCGCACGGCGTGATGCAGGCGCAGCACTGGCGCGCGAATCGTGACATGCCATTCCAGATCGCCAGCGCTCAGACCATAGCGCGCAGGGAGTGGCCTGACGCCGATGTCATCATCATCGACGAAGCCCACACACAGATGGCGGCATGGGTCGACCACATCCCGACATGCAGGGCCGCCGTTGTCGGACTCAGCGCGACTCCGTTTTCAACAGGGCTCGGCAAGCTGTTTACACGCCTTGTCAACGCCACCACGATGCACGACCTCACGCAGTCTGGCGTCTTGGTGCCGATGCGTGTGCTGTCATGCACTCGGCCCGACATGACTGGGGCCGAGACTAAGGGTGGCGAGTGGACCGATCGTGCAGCGGCCGAGCGAGGCATGGGCATCGTTGGCGACGTTGTAAGCGAGTGGGCAAAGCACGGCGAGGGCCGCAAGACCATTGTGTTCGGCGCGACCATCGCTCACTGCGAGGAACTGTGCAGGCAGTTCAACGAAGCCGGCACGATGGCTTCGGTGTTCACCGCAAATACAACGCCAGCAGAGCGTAAGGCAATGCTTGATGAATACCGCAAGCCCAACTCTCGCTTGCGTGTTTTGGTGAGCGTCGAGGCGCTTGCAAAGGGCTTTGACGTCCCGGACGTTGGCTGCGTCGCTGACGCGAGGCCGTTGCGTAAGTCGCTTTCTACCGCCATTCAAATGTGGGGACGTGGGCTTAGGTGCTCGCCTGACACGGGCAAGACGGACTGCATCCTGCTGGACTTCAGCGGGAACATCATTCGCTTTCGTGAGGACTTCGAGTCCATCTATTTCAATGGCCTTGATGAGCTTGACGCTGGCGAGAAGCTAGACAAGACAATCCGCAAGGACGGCGACGAAGACAAGGAACCCAAGGGGTGCCCAGCCTGCGGACACAAGCCATTTACCAAGCGTTGCATGGCCTGTGGGCACGAGTCCAAGCGGCTATCACTTGTCGAGGCAACGGCCGGCGAGATGCGCGAGATCGTAATGCTCGGCGGGAAGAAGATGGGCGAGGACCGGGAGCATGTGTGGGCTCAGGTATCGACCTACGCGAGAGCACATAGCGCGCCTGAAAAGCAACAGGCTAGAGCCCGCTTCATTTACCGCGACATCACAGGATCAGAGCCGCCGTCCACATGGCGTGTGGCGACAACGCCTGGCGTTGAAATCACGAAGAACGTGATGAACAAGATCAAGGCAAAGAACATTGCCTACTCAAAGTCGATTGGCAGGCGCGCGGCATGACGTTCATTGAGTTTTGCCGCACCCACGGGCTGATCGTAGATTCGCTTGTGCCTGGCCGATGGGTTCGCGTCCCGACAACAGATCATCCGCGCAAGCGCAATGGCGCGTACAAGTGGCTTGGCGATGTTGGCTTTGCGCAGAACCACGCGACGATGGTTGATGTTGATGTTTGGCGCCCTGACGCAGAAGCGAAGCCGGCAGATATGGCACGCATCCATGCGAAGGTTGCGCAGCATGAGTCGCGCATGCGGGAAGGGTGGGCCAGGGCCTCTGCAAAGGCCGTGGAGCTAATCAAATCCGCCAAGCAAGGCCCGCATAGCTACCTTCAAAACAAAGGCTTTCACGACGCGCACGGGCTAGTCCTTCCTGACGAGTCGTTGCTAGTTCCGATGCGGCACTTCGACACAAACGCCGTTGTCGGGGCGCAAATCATCAAGTGGTTGCCTGATGAGATGAGGCACGAAAAGAAGATGCTCCCAGGCATGCGCGCGAAAGGTGCGGTGTTCAGGCTTGGTGATAAGCGATCTAGTAGGACATGGCTTGTCGAGGGGTTTGCCACAGGGCTAACAGTTGAATTAGCATTACGTATGCTGCGACTGCGCGATGCCGTTTTGATCTGTTTTAGCGCCGGCAATCTGACGCATGTTGCAAGCCTCATCAGCGGTGATGCACTGATCTTTGCGGACAACGACGAAAGCAAAGCAGGCGAGCGAGCTGCACAGGCCACAGGGCTCCGCTACTGCATGGCCGGCACAGTAGGACATGACGCCAACGATCTACATCAGGCGCGCGGTCTGTTTGAAGTTGCATCGCTGATGATGGACGCCACGCAAACGGAGCCTGTTTCATGACGCGATCTCGATGACCATGGTGGACGCGAAGCAGGCACCAGCACCATGGACACGACACCCCTACTGGTGGCAAGACGCGGAAGCAGGGGATCGGGGTGGCGAAGCTAGCGCCCCAGCGTCGAACGGCTGGCGGGTCTACGTGGCTCCGAAGGTCAGTAGTGAAGGCTCAGCTAGGCACGGCTGGGTCCGCTCACCAAAGGTCAGGGATTAAGGCAGAGCGCTAGATGAGAGGGTGTTGACGGTGGCGAACAAAGAAGACAGCAGTGGAGTACGAAGGACGCTTGGCATGGCGGAATTGACCGACAAGCAAAAGCTGCTGATGCAGCAACAGGCGACGCTCATCCTGGCCCAGCACAACGCGGGCCAAAAACTAACCGCCGACGCGCTTGCGTGGGCACAGGCGTGGGCATGCAAGTAAATCGCGCGGATCGGATTCGAGCGCATGTCATCAAGGCTTTGGCGGATGCCGGGCCTGCTGGGTGCTCGCTTGCCGAACTGTGCTCGGGCAAGGACAAGCGCGCCACGCGATGGAGCTTGAACGAGTCGAAGACCAAGATTTGCGTCCGCGCGATGACGCGCAGCACGTCGGCCATTCGCTACTTCGGGCTTGACTTTGCAGACGCGGCAGCGGCCTACCTGGCCGCACAAGACGCGCGTGAGAAGCGGCACTTCTACCTGGCCGAGTCGACTGCACAGAAGTTGATCGACGCATGCAAGGGCGGCGAGGACACCAAGACGCTTGCGCGCGCAGCCGGCATCACCTATCGCACAGCCAGCATGGCAATTTCCCTGCTGTCGAGGCAAGGCCGCATACAGCGCACAGAGAGAGCTGCGCCAAGGGGCGGCACCATCACTTTGTGCTGGCCGGCTGGTGTTGATATGCCCCCCAAGCCGCCGCCGAAAAAGCGGATCTATGCAGGCAGGAAGCGCAACCAGGAGTCGGGTGTGTACGCAAAGGGATCGATCAAGCAAGACGGCCGAAAGATGGCTGTCATGGCTCTGCTGACGCAGAACCAGGCCGGCATGCATCTTGTGCAGCTCGCTCACGCAATGGGCCTCAGTCCATCGACGATTGCGACCGTCTGCTGTGATCTGGCAAGGGCTGGAATGATCCTCGGGCTGAGGGATCCATCAGCACGCGCCAGCGCTCGGCGCCGCTATTGCATGCCTGAGCACGTGGACGTGGCGCGCGAGCAGATCAACAGCACCAACCGTGCTTTGCCGGCTGCCAAAGGCAAAGCATCACTCAAGCAGCTGACTGGCCCGGTCGACATGAGCCGCGCAAAGCTGACGGTTGCGCCTACACCGAAGCCGCGCTTTCACATCGACAAGCCGGAGCCGTTCTTTTCGGCCGGCAAGCGGATCGAGGCCGACACATGGGCAGCGAGGGCATACGCATGATTGAGTTTCAAGAGTTCCCGAAGATGGCTCGGCTGACACGCGAAATCATCGTCACCGAGAAGATCGACGGCACGAACGCGCAGGTGTACATCGGCGATGACGGCGCACTGCTGGCCGGCAGCCGCACGCGCTGGATTACCCCGGCCGATGACAACTTTGGCTTTGCCGCATGGGTGGAGGCGCACCGCGACGAGCTGTTGACGCTTGGGCCAGGTCGGCACTTCGGCGAGTGGTGGGGATGTGGAATCCAGCGCGGCTATGGGCTGAAGGAAAGGCGATTCAGCCTGTTCAACGTGCAACGCTGGGCACTGCATGGGACTGAGCCGAAGACTTATCCGACCGCTGACCCGCGCGTGACGCGGACGCAAGATGTCTTGCCGCCGTGCTGCGGGCTAGTGCCTGTGCTTTATCGGGGGCCGTTCCGCACGTCCGCAATCGATACCGTGCTCGATGGGCTCGCGTCTGAAGGCAGTGCCGCTGCGCCCGGATTCATGCGACCAGAGGGCGTTGTCGTGTTCCACACGGCCGGCAACGTGGGCTTTAAAAAGACGCTCGAAAAGGACGAGTTGCCTAAGTCGGTGGCGAAGTCATGAGTCCTGCAATCACGGTCGACGAGGCTCTCTTGCTAGCCGACGATCTGGAGAATCTCCCGGTGGATCAAAAGCGCGGAGTCTTCGGCGCCGTGCTTGTACTTGCCGCTGAAGTCAGGCGGCAGCATGCGGAGATTGATGCGCTGCGCGCGAAGCTGGATTCGATTGGGGGCGACAGGTGAAGCCAACATACAGCGGCGAAGTCCAGTTCGCGGGCTACTCCGACAGCAGCCGCAGCGGCCCGCGCGTCACCCTGCGCCTTGCTGATCGCGCCGACCTGGACCGCTTCGTCGGATGCGAGGGCAAGCGCTACATGCTGGTGCTGGTTGAGATTGGCGAAGACGAGCAACCAGTGCAAGCGAAGAAGGCGTCGAGCCCTGACGCATGGCAGGAGCTGGGGCCGCTGTGCAAGTGGGCTGTGATGCGCGATGACGATCCGATGTTCAAGGCGTGGATTCCGCATGGCGTCAATCCGCGCGATTACATCCTTGAGGCGTGCGAGATTGGATCGCGCAAAGAGCTTGATACCGATCCGGCTGCGGCCAGCCGGTTTCACCAGTGCGTGCGCAGGCCGTTTGCCGCGTGGCTGCAAGAGCAGGGAGTGACAGCATGACCGACATCGTTGCGCGGCTGCGCATCCCAGGCGATGAGGTGTTTGGCTCTCGGCTGAAGACCCAGATCGCCGATGAACTTGAGCGCCTACAGGCGCGGATCGACGAGCTGATGCTTGAGCATTGCCCCGACGAGATGACGCCAGATCAGACGCTGAAGTGGTCGACACAGCAGCGCATCGTGTCTCAGGCCGGCTCTAGCTATGAAGTGCTAACCGTATCTGCCGATAGTCCGAAGCCGCCAAGCTGGGTGGATGGCAAATGACCGGCGACCGCTGGAAGCTCCCAGGTGGCCACGAAGGAATCGAGATGCCGGGATCGTGCCGGGACTACCTGCGGCTGTCGCTGATCGTTGCCGGCTGGCCCTACCCGGCGCCGCCGCGCGAAGTGGCGCGCAGTCTGTGCGAGCGGATGCCGAGTCGGTATCTCGGCGGGGCTGTGCCGGATGAGAGGAACGCAAAGGTAACCGGGTGACGCCCATGACCAAGCAACGCGAACAGAAGCCGGATGCCGGCGGCACTCCGGTTGAGCGACCAGTTGTGCCGCTGGTGGAGCGACTTCGCGGCGCCTGCAGTGGGTATGACGAATGGCGCGTGCAGAGCCCCGAAGACGGCAGCTATTGCATGGCCTACTCGTGGCCGGAAACGATGAGCCCTGAGCGCGAGGCACGGGAATGGCTGGCAGACCACAAGCGACGCTTCCCGGACAGCCAGTTTGCCGGCTATGTAGTGGCGTGCGTGCGCGTGGTGCCCAGCAAAGACAGGTTGCTGCTTGAGGCGGCAGACGCGCTGGAGGAGGCGCGCCGCGACCTGGACGAGAACGAGGCGTTGCGCGAGCGCATGGCGGGCCTGCTAAACCGCACGGCCGTGGCGCTGCGCGGGCCTGAGCCGCCGCTTACGCGCTGGAGCTGGCACGACGTGCCCGAGCGAGCCGCCGCCGCGGTGGCCGCCATCGACGTGATGCAGCGCGCCGCATTCATGGCGGCGGACCCCGAGCGGCACAACACGTCATTACCGCAACCATGAAAAGTCGCAGCCGTAGCCGATGAGCGCACTAGAAGAAGCCCTGATGCAGCAGATCCGCGCGCTGAAGCTCGACGGCTTCGTGCGCGAGTTCACGCCGATCAAGGGCCGGCGCTGGCGGGTCGACTTTGCGCACGCCGAGAAGCGCATAGCCGTCGAGGTAGAGGGCGGCACGTGGTCTGGAGGGCGGCACACGCGCGGCAAAGGATTCGAGCAGGACTGCGAGAAGTACGCGGCGCTCACGCTCGATGGCTGGCGCGTGCTGCGCGTGACAGGTAAGCACATCAAGAGCGGCGAGGCTGTCGCGTGGATTGAAAGGGCGCTGGCATGAGCTATTGCCGATGGAGCAGCATGAACTGGCGCTGCGATGTGTACGTCTATGAGGACGTAGCGGGCGGGTGGACAACGCACGTCGCGGGCAATCGCATGATCATAGGCCCCGCGCCTGATCTGTTGGGCTGCAAGCTGTCGATGTGGCTGCTTCGCTGGTCAGGCGCGTACTGGGATCGTGCTGCACGCGATATTCGTTATCCGTCGCGCTGGCGCAAAGCGGTTCACAGCCCGTGGATGAGCTTCGTGTCGTGGTGGCATAACATTGTCCATATGGGCACATTGCGCCTGATTCCGCGTCGGCCGATTGGCCTGCCGTTCGATGGCGAGACATTCGGAGACGAGACCGCGAACGACTGCGCTGATCGGCTTGAGTGGCTGCGCGGGCTTGGATACATCGTCCCGCAGTACGCCATTGACGCGCTGCGCAACGAGGTTATAGAGGCGTGATGCGCTGCGTTCGATGCGGCAAGCGGGTGAAGCGCTATGCCCTCAAGGCCACATCGTTAGCAACTGGCGTAACGCATGGCTACGGGCCGAAGTGCGCTGTAGCTGTGGGCCTGACGTTGCCAAAGAGGACGCGGGCGGCGGCAGCTATCCGCCAGCCCACCGAGGCAGATCCGGCTCAGATCGAATTGGAGTTTGAGACGTGAAGCGCCGCACATTCAACCAGCCCCGCCGAGAGGCGACGCAGAGCACCTACACCCCGCGCCCACGCACGCCGGCAAAGCCCGTGCTGATCGCTGACGGCAAGGCCAGGATGGTGGTGCAGGTGCCGAAGGCCAATCCGATGCGCAGTGAGGCGTATCGACGGCTGGTCGCTACGCTTCCATGTGCGCTGTGTGGCGTGCAGGGCTTCTCGCAAGTGGCTCACGCGAACCAGGGCAAGGGCATGGGCATCAAGGTCAGCGACGCCGAGTCGATGCCCTTGTGCGGGCCGCGTCCGTTCGTACTCGGGTGCCATGCGGGCGTCGACAGCGGCGGGCTGCTGAACAAGACCGAGCGCCGAGAGTGCGAACTGCTGTGGGCCAACCAGACCAGGATGAAGCTGCGCGAGATGGCGGCCGGTGACGCCGACGTGCGGCGCGTTGTGGAAAGGACCATCGGCACATGACCGACGCACGCACCACAGACGAGCGCTACACCCAGGCCGTCCGAGCATCGAACCTCTCGTCCGAGCGGGTCGATGTCGACTACCTGATTGCAGCCGGCCTGATCACTGAAACCCTCGGCGTGCTGCTTTACCGGCTGGCCGCCGAGTGGGACATGGCCTCGGGGGATTACCGCATGGCGCTGGCGCACGTGCGCGATCTCGAGTTGCGCTCGCTGCGGGCCATGCGCGCGTCCAAGCGGACCAACGACGAGAAGATGGCGCAGCGCCTGACCTCCGAAGCAGCGGCCGACACGGCCACGGCCAGGGCTGGCGCTGAGACGGCGCGCGTGCTCGCGATGTCCTACCTGAAGTCGCTGCATGGCACCTCTCAGGCCGTGCATCGATTCGCGCAGAAGTTCGCCCTCATCAAGCGCTGGGGGCTTCAGCCTGACATCGTGGCCAGCATCGCTGCCAAGGCCATGAGGATCTGGCTCGACAGCGTGTGCAGCGCCTGCGACGGGCGGTCATTCAATGGTGGATACACCTCGCCGGTGCTGCTGTGCACAGCCTGCGGCGCCACTGGCCGGGCGCTGTGGGCGCTCGACCAGCACGACATCTACGCGCCACAGATTCGGGCCTTGCTCGTGCAGATGGACGTGAAGGCATCCGCGGCCGAGCGCGAGTTGCGCTCCATGATCAGGGGGCGGTGATGGCCAAGAAGATCCTGCTCACCCAGTGGGCCGAGAAGCGCTACGACCCGCTGCCGCCGCTGTTCACGCTGCGCCGCTGGGCGCGCGACGGCGAGATCCAGCCTGCGCCCGAGAAGGTCGGCAAGCACTACTACGTGCTGGAGCACGCCGAGCGCGTCGGAGTGCCGCGGCCCGACTACACCCCGCTGGCGGCCAGGCTGTGAACGCCGCGCGCCGAAACCATAAGCGCCGGGACTGGCCGCCACGGCTGTACGAGCCGAGGCCCGGCTACTACGTGTGGCGCCACCCCGACGGCCGGGTGTTCCCCATCGGCCGTGTTGCGCTGGCCTTCGCCAAGGCCGAGGCGATGTCGGCCAATCAGCAGCTGTCGGACACGCGGCCGAGCCTGGCAGAGCGGATCGCGGGCCAGGATCGCACCGTCGCCCAACTGCTGGAGAAGATGCCGCGGTCGGACAACAAGAACACCGCCAAGAGCCGCCGGTCGCTCGACAAGAAGATCGCCGCAGCACTTGGCAGCGTGGCATGCGGTCAGGTCACGGTGCGGGATGTGGCCGAGCTCGTGGCGCGCGAGACGGAGGCCGGGCGACTGCGGTCCGGACAGGCCCTGCGTGCGCGGATGGTCGACGTGTTCACCCACGCTGTTGAACTGGGCTGGTCCGAGTCGAACCCGGCGTCGGTCACACGCGCGCCGACGGTCAAGGTCAAGCGCGGCCGTCTGACGCTGGAGACGTTCCTTCAGGTCTACGCCAAGGCGGCCGAGGTCGCCGAGTGGTTGCCGATGGCGATGCGCCTGGCGCTCATCACGGGGGCGGACCGCAGCACGATCGCCGGCCTGCACCGCAACATGGTCGACGCCGAGTGGCTGACGTTCGCCCGCTCGAAGACCGGGGCGCGCGTGGCGATCCCGCTGCGCATCAGGCTCGATGTCGTGGGCTGGACGCTGGCCGACGAGCTGAAGCGCCGCACCGGCGTCGTCAGCGGCTACTTTGTGCACCACATCAACCCGTGGAACAACGCGCCGGCGGGCTCGAAAGTTCACCCGGACCGGATCAGCCACGCTTTCACCGAGGCCCGCAAGCTGGCCGGCATTGCCGATGACGGAGCGCCGACGTTTCACGAGATCCGCAGCTTGTCGAAGCGGCTGTACGAGGCGCAGGGCGGCGTCGACACCCAGGCCCTGCTTGGGCACGCGGACGAGAAGACGGCTCGCCTGTACGCCGACCCGCGCGGCATCGAGCCGATCAGGGTTCGGGTGGCGTGAACATGCTGCTTGCAGAGCCGCGGAGCTCCGGTTGATCACCCTCTGTTCGGCCCGGCGCCGAAACGAAAGGATAGACGTGCGCGTGTACATCAGCGGCCCAATGAGCGGCCTTCCGGAACTGAACTTTCCAGCCTTTCACGCCGCGGCGGCGACGCTGCGCGCAAAGGGCTTGGAGGTGGTGAACCCGGCCGAGATCAACCCGGACAGCTCGATGCCGTGGGAGCAGTGCATGAAGGCCGACATCAAGGCGCTGTGCGACTGCGATGCGCTGGTGATGCTGCCGGGCTGGGAGCGCAGCAAGGGCGCGCACCTGGAGGTTCATATTGCCCACCGGCTGGGGATGCAGATTCTGCCGGCGGCTGATCTGTGATGCCTGGCTTGAGGCCTGATGTGACTTTCAAGTAAACAGGAAGTGACTTTCGCCAGGGCGAGGTCTGTTGCCGCTGCAAACCATCAGAACCCGCAGCAAAACGCCACTTTCTCGTTTTGAATCAAGCAGTTGCATCACCGATGAGGGGGCCGAAAGTGCGCGCACAATGGCTGTTTTGAGTCCCATACGAATCAACGAGTTGCGATTCGATAGTAAACAGGTGGCGCCAGCGGTAACGTGGTTGGCCCTCAATCCACCCCGCCCGCACTGACCGCACCCCGCGGCCCGGCTACAGTTGCCGGATGCGCTTCCCGCTCTCGTTCGGCCTGGTGGTGTTCGGCATGCTGCTGCTGGCCACGCCGGCCCTGCCGCTGGGCCTGCTGCTGGTCTTGGTCGGCTGGTGGGTGTCAGCCAAGTCCAAGCTGTCGAACGACAGCAGCGGCTTCACCACCGTTCTGATGCTGCTGGGCGGCCTGGGCGCTGCGCTGGTCTACCTGCAGGCCGCCTGGCAGTTTCTCGGCCGACTCTAGAAGGCCTCGCGCACCTTCGGGTCGGTGGCCGCCTTCCTGGCCACTGCGTTCTTGCGCTGCTGCAACTCGTCGACCTTGGCCCGCTTCTCGTCCGGCGTCATCTTCGGGTCCGAGTAGACCCGGCTGATCTGCTGGTTGAGCGAGCCGAGCTCCCTGGCCGAACCGGACACGATGCCGCGCACCTTGATCTTGTCGGCCTCGTCGACCATCAGTTCTCGGGAGCGCTGCTGCTTGGCCGGGTCCGGGTTGGTGGCGTTGGCCATCACCTCCTTCATGATGGCCTCGACCTCCTTGCGCATCTTGTAGACATCGCTTTCGAAGACGGTGGCCCTGGCCGGGTCGACCGCATAGAAGGTGCGGATGATCGGCAGGTCGTCAGCCCGCAGCGCCGGCCGGTCCGGCTTGTCCTCGAGCTGGCGGATCACCGCGTCGGACACCGACAGCGCGTACATGCCGACCGTGCCCAGGTAGCCGTTGATC